GGTTTCTGTTGTGACTACTATAATATCCGCTGATTGTGTAATTTCAAACATGAGAACAAATGAAAGCAATCAATAGGTATATAATAGTAGATAAAATAAAGACAGAGCCTAAAAAGGTTGCTGGATTGATCATGACAGATGAAACTGATAAAGACAACCGTTATATAAAAGCAAAAATAATATCGTGTGGAAATCTTGTAGAAGGTTTAAAAGATGAAGATGTGATATATTACGATAAACATGCTGGACACGACATATCATGGAAAGACGCTCTTTATAGAGTTATTCGTGATGGTGATGTTGTTTTAGTGTGCTAGTTATCACTACAACCCGGTGATAGCGATTAAAACAAATTATTAACTAAAAACAATTAAAAATGGGAAGAGTATTTTTTAATACAAGAAAAAACGTAGTAGACGTTGCTGCTGCTAAGGTTTTAAAAGCTAGTGATTCTGGCACTGTGTTTAACATTAATCAAGCATCTGCATATGAAATTACATTGCCTTTAGCAAGTACAATTTCAGATGGATGGAACGCAACGTTTGTTATAGGAACTGTAGCTGCAAACGCGGTAACAATCGCAAACAACACTGCTGAAGACTTAATAGTTGGTGGTATAGCTGGTGCTGATGGTGGTGCTGCTACTCATGCAGAAACTGCAGTTGATGAAATAGTATTTATCTCTGGAGCAGTACTAGGAGACACGTGTACTGTTTTATTTAACGGTACAAATTTCTGTGTAACTGGTTACGCTGCTGATGTAGCACATATTACAGTATCATAGTAAATTAACAGATTAAACCTAAACTAAAAACCTTAAACCTAAAACTTAAAAATTAAAACGAATTATTAATCAAACAAAACAAAACAAAATGGAAAAATTTTTAATGTTTATCGACGACGGTGATGATGCGGCTACGTATCCAGCTTCAAGATTATTAGGTATGACTTGTGCTGGTGATGGTGCGTTACTTTTGAAATTTGAAGGTTCTGCAATGGACACTACGGTTGAAGAAGACAACATCGATTTAATTACGCTAACTATTACTGCTGACACTGAAAAAGCTGTTATGTCAGAAATTGCAAGAGCAATTAATGGTCAAAGAAACACTGACGACGGACTTTTAGTTGTTTGTGATGATGTAAACTCTGTGTTCTTACATCCAAACATTTTATCTTGTACTATAACGCTTGATGCGTAATAGATGAGATTAACCGCGCAGGATCTGCGTGATATGAATATCCTTAAGTATTACAGGCTCACTAGAAAGTGGGTCTGTAAAACTTACGGGTTAAAAGATGCAGATTTAGAATTATTAATTTATTTAGATTGTAAAAAAAGATTTACACGAAACGAGTTTTTAGACGGTACTTACACATATTCATGGGACAAAAACCGTTGGGAGAGATTGCGAAGAGATGGTTGGATAGAAGTATGGAGACATAGAAACAGAACAACTATAAAATACTCTGTATTTAAAACATCTTTTAAATGTAGTCAAATGATAAGTAGAATATACAGAATACTTTTAGGCGAAGAAGATATGCCTACGTCTGAGCGAAGTATTTTTTACAATAACAAATCATATACAGACAAGGTTTATAATAAATCTATAGATGATATGATAAAAGATAAAGATAGATAATGGGATTTAAACTAGGTAAAAGTATAGGTAATTACGCTGTTAACGGTGTAATAAAAACAAAACTACGCTTCGGTAAAGAAGCTGGTGGCGATGCATCTGTACCTGGTACACCTGTTATAAGAAAACCGTTAGGTGAAGGTATTATGGGTGAAGCTAATATGGATGGTAGTATATTTATTAGTGATCAAATAGTACCAGGTAGTAAAGAAGAAAAACAAGTTATAAATCATGAGATGCGTCATGCTACAGATATGAAAATAGGTAAGCTAGCATATGGTGATAATTTTGTTAAATGGAACGGTAACACATATCCAAGAAGAACTATTAATGGTAAAGATATGATTATAGTAGATGGCGTAGCAAAAGAAGCTGGGGCGCATGATTTTCCTTGGGAACAAGAAGCTAACACAGGTAACGGAAATATATAGTATGGCATTATTAACAAGAATAAACGGTATACCATTATACTCCACAGTTAACGAAGCTTTAGCTTATGCAGAGGCAGAAGGACTGCAAGGTTACCATACGCATAGATATAAAAACATAGTAGGTTATATGGGTGGTGTTACTCATGAAAAATCAAGACAAAGCTCTGGTAGTTTAATAGCTGCTCAACCTACACAACAAGTTCAATCAGTTGCTCAACCAATACAAGTTTCACAACCTGTACAACAACCAATACAGCAACAACCAACTTATACACCACCTTCTACTGGAGGCGGTGGATATTAAAAATTAAAATATGTTAGGAAATTTATTATCAAAAGGTACAGCAGAACTAGTTAAAAACGTAGGTGGAGTTATAGATAATCTACATACATCTGCAGAAGAAAAGCTAGATGCTGAAAGAAAAATTAAAGATATGATTATGGGTTACGAGGCTGAGATGCAAAAGCAAGTAACAGAGAGATGGAAGTTAGACATGAACAGTGATTCATGGTTAAGTAAAAATATAAGGCCGTTAGTCTTAGTATTTTTAGTAGTAGCAACAGTATTATTGATATTTATTGATGCTGGCGTTATTACATTTCAAGTACAAGACAAATGGACAGACTTATTACAATTAGTATTAATAACAGTGATTGGTGCTTATTTTGGCGGTAGATCACTAGAAAAAGTAAAAAAATAATGGGACAAAATTCAACAGAAGTAGCATATGGCTTTGGTCAATTAGGCTCTGCATTTAACGACGGTACAGCTGCTATGGCTCCTCCAACTGGAAAAGTATTTGTAGCTATAACAATGTTAACAGATGTAACTTTTGACACATCAGCTGGTTTAGTAGCGGATAATGATAGTGGTAATGGTTTAGAATATATAGGTACTGTATTTGCTAGAGATACAGATGGAACTGCTGATGACGCAGCTCATGACGAATCTTCGTCAACAGCTACACTTGGTTCTGGAGGTGTTGTAGTTGATGTTAGCAATACTTTTCCAAAAGGACTTACTATTTACGGTAGGTGGACAAGTATTAATCCGGCTTCAGGTACTTTTATAGCTTACATAGGTATATAATGTTAGGACTAGGCGTAGGATTTTATAAGATAGGTGGTAATGAATATATTGCATGGGAACCAACAGAGCTTGGTGACAAGTTAATAGCTTGGTATAAATATAATACAGGTATTACTACTACTACTGTAGGTGATGTAACTACTGCAATAACAGTGTGGGCTGATCAATCTGGTAATAGTAATAATTTAACACCTTCTGCTACTGATGATACAGATGTAATGCCTCATCATCACGCGGATGGATCTGTATTTTTTCAACAATCAGGAGATACTTTAGAGTTTGGAACAGGGTTGACTTTAGGTAAATTTGCAGTATACTGTAGAGTTAAAAGTAGTAATTTTAACGATGTATTACTAGAAAAATCAAATGATTCAGAATTTATAAAATTTCAAACAACTACAGAATTTAGAATACAACCAGTAAGTGGTACTAGACATGATATGGCTATACCAGGAGGTGCTGGTTTAGCTAATGCTACTAAGTTTACAGCTGGATTTGAAAGAGATGGTGATGGTGACTTTTTCGCTTCAGCCAACGGATCAAGCTCTACAACTAGTGCTAATACTGCTATATCAAATACTCTTGATTTAGATAGAGTAGGTGCTCCAGCACAAACAATGAATATATACGAGCTTATAATATGTAATGACGGATTAAGCTCGTCAGAGAGATCAAATATAAACTCGTATTTAAACAACATATAATAACAATTAAATTAAATAAAATGGCAAAAAACACAAGTAAAAAAATTAAAGAATTAAAAGGTATTAAACCTGAGAAAATTAAAGAACAAGAGCTAGCTACGTTACAAGCTTCTGTTAGAACTGTAGATCAGTTAACAGCAGAAGTTGGTACTATAGAAGTTAGAAAACACGCTTTAATGAAAGCTATGGAATCAGTTCAACAAAGAATAGAACAGTTAAGAGTTCAATTAAGAAACGATTACGGCACTGATAACATTAGTATACAAGATGGTACGATAAATTATCCTGAAACAAAAGCAGAAGAAAATGGCAAAGCTGATAAGAAAGATTAGTATAGGTAAAGACTATAAGAACGATGCTATGCACTATGCTGTTGGTCAAGAAGTATATGGAGGTCATACTATTTGTGATATATTAGAAGAAGAAGATAAATTTTCTATTTATATTAAAAAGAAAAAAGATGTATTACCTTGGAAAGACTTTAATAAAAACATGGCTGTATCTGTAGAATATAACCTAGAGTACTAATGAAAAGTGTTTACAACTACGTTGTAAAACCAAAAGGTAGTAGATATAATAATAGTAAAAAAGTTAGTGATAAAGATTTAATACTTAATACTGAAGTTTATAATCATCAATACACTAATAGACAAGCAGAAGTTATATCTACACCTATAATTGGTTATAATAATATAAAGCCTGGTAATACGGTTATAGTACATCATAACGTGTTTCGCAGATGGCACGATGTAAAAGGTATTGAAAGAAATAGTAAAAGTTATTTTAACGAAGATATATACATTATATCACAAGATCAAATATTTGCACACTATAACGAACGATGGAAGCCAATGCCTGGTTATTGTTTTGTAAAACCAATTAAAAACACAGATAACTTTAATATTAATCAAGAGCAACCATTGATAGGTGTTATAGAATATGCTGACAAAGGTTTTAATAAAGGTGACTTAGTTGGCTTTACGCCTAACAGCGAATATGAGTTCGTAATAGACGGACAAAAATTATATAGAGTTTTATCTAAATTTATTACAATTAAATATGAATATCAAGGACACGAAGAAACTTATAATCCAAGCTGGGCACAGAGCGGTTGAAGAACTTATCAATGTAGCTAGAGAAAAGATTATTACTAATACAGAAGATGATGTCTCTGCTGATAGATTAAAAAATGCTGCAGCTACTAAAAAACTAGCTATATTTGACGCGTTTGAAATACTTAACAGAATCCAAGAAGAAGAAAACTTGCTTGAGGGCAAAGCACCTGAAAAGAGAGAGGAAAAAGTCTTTAAAGGATTCGCAGAAGGTAGATCTAAGTAATGTACGAGCAAAATTTAGTTAAGGTTATAGAGCCTGTAAAAAAAACTACAATTAATAGACTTAATAAATCTAAAAAATGGAAATATGGATATAATAAAGAACATGATCTCGTTGTTATCTCAAAAACTGGGCAAATTGGTGAAATACTTGAAATACAAAATTTGCAAATCGCATTGCCAAGACGACCAGTGCGACTGCACATACACGGATTAAAAAAGTGGGTAAAACAAGAACAGCCAAAAGAATTATCAAGGCTTAAAAATATTTTTGACTGGAGAGCGTATCCAGAAGAACAAAAAGATAAATGGTTTGATTATATAGACGAAGAGTTTAAACGTAGAGACGAAGGCTTTTGGTTTATGAATAATAATAAACCAACATATATAACGGGTACACATTATATGTATTTACAATGGAGTAAAATAGATGTAGGTGCACCAGACTTTAGAGAAGCTAATAGATTATTTTATATATTCTGGGAAGCTTGTAAAGCAGATAAAAGATGTTATGGTATGTGTTACCTTAAAAATCGTCGTAGCGGTTTTTCGTTTATGTCATCTGCTGAAGCAGTTAATTTAGCTACATTAGCAAGTGATAGTAGATTTGGGATATTATCTAAAACAGGTAGTGATGCTAAAAAAATGTTTACAGATAAAGTAGTACCGATTAGTATTAACTACCCGTTTTTCTTTAAACCAATACAAGATGGTATGGACAGGCCAAAGTCAGAGCTTGCGTATAGAGTACCAGCTAGTAAGTTTACAAGAAAAAAGATAACAGCTAACGAACAAGTTGAACACTTAGAAGGTTTAGATACAACTATTGACTGGAAGAATACAGGTGATAATAGTTATGACGGTGAAAAGCTAAACTTGTTAGTACACGATGAGAGTGGTAAATGGGAAAGACCTGATAATATATTAAATAACTGGCGAGTAACAAAAACATGTTTGCGATTAGGTAGTAGAATAGTTGGTAAATGTATGATGGGCTCGACTTCAAACGCGCTAGATAAAGGTGGAGACAATTTTAAAAAACTATATAATGCATCAGATGTCACTAAGAGAAATAGAAATGGCCAGACAAAGTCTGGTTTATACTCTTTGTTTATCCCAATGGAATGGAACTACGAAGGATTTATTGATGAGTACGGAGTTCCAGTATTTACTACACCTGACGCAGATGTCTTTGCCCCAGACGGTGAACTAATAGATGTAGGCGTAATAGATAACTGGCAAAACGAAGCTGATGGTTTAAAAGACGATCAAGATGCTTTAAATGAATTTTATCGCCAGTTCCCTAGAACAACTGAACATGCATTTAGAGATGAAACAAAAAATAGTATATTTAATTTAGTAAAAATATACGAACAAATAGATTACAACGAAGAGCTAAGTAGTAGCTTAGGTGTAACACAAGGAAATTTTGCTTGGGTTGGTGGTATTAAAGATAGTAGTGTTATATTTTATCCAGATCCAAAAGGTAGGTTTAAACTTAGCTGGGTTCCACCTCAGCAATTACAAAATAGAGTGGTAATTAAAAATGGTATTAAATATCCTGGTAATGAACATATGGGTGCTTTTGGATGTGACTCATATGATATATCCGGGACCGTAGATGGTGAAGGTTCGAAAGGAGCACTTCACGGACTTACTAAGTTCAGTATGGAGGACGCTCCAGCTAACAGCTTCTTTTTAGAATACTTATCAAGACCACCTACGGCTGAAATATTTTTTGAAGATGTATTGATGGCGTTAGTTTTTTATGGCATGCCAATACTAGCAGAAAACAATAAACCTAGATTGTTATACTATTTAAGACGTAGAGGTTACAGAGGCTTTAGTATGAACCGACCAGATAAAGTTTGGAACAAATTATCTGTTGCTGAAAAAGAAATAGGTGGTATACCAAACTCTAGTGAAGATATAAAACAAGCTCACGCTGCGGCAATTGAAATGTACATACAAGAGCATGTAGGCATGAAGCAAGATGGTACATTTGGTAATATTTATTTTAATATGTTATTAAATGACTGGGCTAAGTTTGATATAAACAAAAGAACAAAGTTTGATGCTACAATAAGTAGTGGATTAGCTATAATGGCTTGTAATAGGCACTTGTATGCACCAAACGCTAAAATTGAAAAACCAAAATTAAATATACATATTTCTAAGTTTTTAAACAATGGAAATATGTCTAAAATAATCAAAGAATAAATATGGCATATTCTAACAAAAGTTATTTTCCTAGTCAAGTTGTAAGTGATGCTGAAAAGTTAAGTTATGACTATGGTTTAAAAGTTGCTAAAGCTATAGAGCATGAGTGGTTTAACGACGATACTAGTCTAAATAGATACATGAACACTCGCAATGATTTTCATAAACTAAGGCTTTACGCTAGAGGTGAACAATCAATACAAAAATACAAAGATGAATTATCTATTAATGGTGATTTGTCTTATTTAAATTTAGACTGGACGCCAGTACCTATAATAGCAAAGTTTGTAGATATAGTAGTTAATGGTATTGCTGAAAGAACTTATGATATAAAAGCTTATTCTCAAGATCCACACGGTATTGCTAAAAGAACAGAATACATGGAATCTATAATGAGAGACATGCAAAGTAGAGAGTTTAATGACACTGCACAGGAAACAATGGGTATTGATCTTTATGAAAATGATCCAAACACTCTGCCTGTAACACAGCAAGAACTAGATTTACACATGCAGCTTAATTATAAACAAGCTGTTGAAATAGCAGAAGAGCAAGCTTTGAATGTTTTAATGGAAGGTAATAAATACGAATTAACTAAAAAACGTTTCTATTATGATTTAACTGTATTAGGTATAGGTGCAGCTAAAACTAATTTTACAACTTCTGAAGGTGTTACTATAGATTACGTTGATCCAGCTGATTTAGTTTATTCATACACAGACTCACCGTATTTTGATGATATATATTATGTTGGTGAAGTTAAGTCAATACCTGTTAACGAGCTTGCAAAACAATTTCCTCATTTAGAACATGAAGATCTTGAGGATATAATGAATAATAAAAATTATAATAGAGGTAATTATAACACCCGTTACGATAAGAAAAAAGAAGATAATAACACAATTCAAGTTTTATATTTTAATTATAAAACTTATATGAATGAAGTTTATAAAATAAAAGAAACAGGTACTGGTGCAGATAAAATAATACCTAAAGATGATCAGTTTGATCCACCAGAAAATATGGAAGGTGGTTTTAGTAAGCTATTAAGATCTATAGAAACTCTTTATGAAGGTGCTTTAATATTAGGTACAAATAAATTACTTAAGTGGGAAATGTCTAAAAACATGATGAGACCTAAAAGTGATTTTACTAAAGTTAAAATGAATTACAGTATTGTAGCTCCACGTATGTACGAAGGCAAAATAGATTCGTTAGTAAAACGTATAACTGGTTTTGCAGACATGATACAACTTACTCATTTAAAACTACAACAAGTAATGTCACGTATGGTGCCTGATGGTGTTTATTTAGATGCTGATGGTTTAGCTGAAATAGATTTAGGTAATGGTACAAACTATAATCCACAAGAAGCTTTAAACATGTTCTTCCAAACAGGTAGTGTTATTGGTAGATCGTTTACACAAGATGGTGATATGAATCCTGGTAAAGTACCAATACAAGAAATAACATCCGCGGCTGGTGGACAAAAAATGCAAGCACTTATAGGTAATTACAACTATTACTTACAAATGATAAGAGATGTAACTGGTCTTAATGAAGCAAGAGACGGTAGTATGCCAGATAAAAATGCTTTAGTAGGTGTACAAAAATTAGCAGCTGCAAATAGTAATACAGCTACAAGACATATATTGCAAGCTGGCTTATTTATAACTTCTGAAATAGCAGAGTGTTTATCGCTTAGAATATCTGATATTATAGAATATTCACCAACTAAAGAAGCTTTTATTCAAGCTATAGGTGTACATAATGTTGCTACACTTGAAGAAATGTCAAGCTTACACTTGTATGACTTTGGTATATTTTTAGAATTATCACCTGATGAAGAAGAAAAAGCTATGCTTGAGAATAATATTCAAATGGCACTACAACAACAAAATATAGAGCTTGAAGATGCTATTGATCTTAGAAATATAAAGAACGTTAAGCTAGCAAATGAAATGCTTAAAATACGTAGAAAAAAGAAAATTGTAAGAGATCAAGTATTACAACAACAAAATATTCAAGCACAAGCACAAGCTAATGCACAGTCACAACAAGTAGCTGCTCAAGCAGAAGTTCAAAAAAATCAAGCTATAACACAAAACCAAGCGCAGCTAGAGCAAATGAAAGCACAGCTAGATTCGCAAAAAATGATGCAAGAAGTTGAGCATAAAAAAGAGTTAATGCAATTAGAGTTTGAAATGAACATGCAATTAAAAAACTTAGAAGTTGAAGGTCAAAAAACAAGAGACAAAGAAAAAGAAGACCGTAAAGATGAAAGAACAAAAATTCAAGCAACTCAGCAAAGCGAGATGATTGATCAAAGAAAAACAGATAAACCACCTAAAAACTTTGAGTCTGCAGGTAATGATATACTAGGAGGTGGTTTTGATTTAGGTGCATTTGACCCTAGATAAAATTATTAATTATTATTATATTATATTATGGAAGAAAACAAAGACAACGTAGTTGAAGAAACTACACAAGAAACGACTGAACAGGTTGATGAAAATAAATTTATGTCAGCTGACGACCCAGAAGTTATAAAAATAGATTTAGACAAACCAATAAACCAAGAAGAAAATGAAACTAAAGAAGATAACGCTGACGACAGCGGAGTGGTTGCAGAGCCTGAAAATGCCGAGCCCATACAAGAACAAAAAGAAATACAACCGGAAGCTGAAGCACAAGAAGAAACAGCAGTATTAGAAGAAGTAACTGAAGATTCAACTGAAGAAGAAGTTGCTGAAGTAGAAGAAAAAGTTGAAGAAGCTATAGCTGAAGCAGAAGCTACTGGTAAACCACTACCAGAAAATATTCAAAAGTTAGTTGACTTTATGGAAGAAACTGGTGGTGATATAAATGATTACGTAAAACTTAATCAAGATTACAGTAAATTAGATGATAACGATATTGTGTTTGAATATTACAAGCAAACAAAACCTCATCTAACTAACGATGAAATAAACTTCTTAATGGAAGATACTTTTAAAGTAGACGAAGAAGAAGATACTGATCGAGATATACGAAGAAAAAAACTAGCGTTTAAAGAGCAAGTTGCCAGCGCTAGAAGCCACTTGGACGGGCAAAAGTCCAGATACTATGAAGAAATTAAAGCTGGGTCAAAGTTGACTCCGGAACAACAAAAAGCTGTTAATTTTTTTAATAGATACAACAAAGAATCTGAAGAACAACAAAAAACTTTAGAAGCAACTAAATCTAATTTTTTAAAGAAAACAAATCAAGTTTTTAACGATAAGTTTAAAGGCTTTGATTATAGTGTTGGAGATAAAAAATATAGGTTTAATATTAAAGATGCAAACAAGGTAAAGAGCAGTCAAGACGATATTGGTAAATTCATAGGAAAGTTTCTTGATGAAAACAATCAAATGTCAGACGCAGCTGGATATCACAAAGCATTGTATACGGCTATGAACGCTGATACCATTGCTAAACATTTTTACGAGCAAGGCAAGGCTGATGCTATGAAAACTAGTGTTGCTAAGGCTAAAAACGTAGATATGACTCCAAGGCAAAGCCATGGAAATATTGAAGTAGGTGGTACTAAGTTTAAAGTTTTAGGTGATAATTCTTCTGATTTTAAGTTTAAAATTAAAAATAAAAACAAATAACAATTTAAAAATTTAAAATTATGGCAATTACAAGCGTTCCTTCGGGAACTATTGCTCCAGCTCCAGCGCAGCAGACGTTAGCATCGAATTATATCGATTTTACAGCGGAAGCAACAGCGGGTTGGGCACAACAATATTTACCAGATCTTATGGAAAAAGAATCTGAGATTTTTGGAAACAGAACTATCTCAGGATTTCTTTCGCAAGTAGGAGCTGAAGAGGCTATGACAGCTGATCAAGTTGTATGGTCTGAACAAGGAAGGTTACATTTATCATATACTGCTACAGTAGATGCAGATGGTGATACAAATGGTACGTTAGCAATTACTGCTGATATAGATGGTGATACTACAGTAGGTACTACAACAAGTAGAACTCATGCTATTAGAGTTAATGATACAGTATTAATAGCACAAGCTGGTGTTGTAGTTAAAGCATTAGTTGTTGAAACTCCAGACTCAAATGTTGTATCAGTTGAGCCTTATGCAACAGCTGCTTTATCAACTTTATCTGATGGTACTGCTACTGTATTAGTTATTGGTTCTGAGTATGGTAAAGGTCAGTCTTATTCTGATGTTACTGGTACTCACAACTCTGATAGAAGAGAAGCTATTGAGCCAACTTTCAAGCATTTTGATAACAAACCAATTATAATGAAAGACTACTACGAGGTTTCAGGATCTGACGCTTCTCAAGTAGGTTGGGTTGAAGTTTCTGGTGAAGAAGGTCAATCTGGTTATATGTGGTATTTAAAAGCTGCGGGTGATACAAGAGCACGTTTCACTGATTACTTAGAAATGAGTATGATTGAAGCTGAAAAAACAGCTGCTGCATCTGTTATTGGTTTTGCTAACAAGCAAATTAGAGGTAGTGCTGATGCTGGTGCTAACGGTGCTGGTACTGAAGGTTTATTTGCTGCTATTGAAGCTAGAGGTAATTTAACTTCTGGTGTTACTGGTGTTAACCCTGCTACTGATTTAGCTGAGTTTGATGCTATTTTAGCTGAGTTTGATAAAAATGGTGCTATTGAAGAAAACATGATGTTTGTAAATAGATCTACTAGTTTAGCTATTGATGACATGTTAGCTTCAATGAATTCTTACGGAGCTGGTGGTACTTCTTATGGAGTATTTAACAACTCTGAAGATATGGCATTAAATTTAGGTTTTTCTGGTTTCAGAAGAGGTTCTTATGACTTCTACAAGTCTGACTTCAGATACTTAAATGACAAAGCTACAAGAGGTGGTATTAATGATGCAGCAGGTAGCGCAGCTATCCGTGGTGTTATTATTCCAGCAGGTGTATCTTCTGTTTATGATCAAAACTTAGGTAAAAACCTAAAGCGTCCATTTTTACATGTTAGATATAGAGCTTCACAAACTGATGACCGAAGAATGAAAACTTGGGTTACTGGTTCTGTTGGTGCTGCTACATCTGCGTTAGATGCGATGCAAGTACACTATTTATCTGAAAGATGTTTAATTGTACAAGGTGCTAATAACTTTATGTTAATGAACTAAGCACATTATTTTAAAAGACCGGGGCTTTGGCCTCGGCCTTTTCTTTTTATTAATTTTATTATATATTATATTATGGCAAAAAAAACAAAAAACACAGAAGTGGAACCAACTCCACAGGTTGTAGAACAACCAAAAGTTGAAACACCGGTAATGGAAACTCCAAAACCAAAAAGAGTTGAAAAGAAAAATACAATACTAAAAGACGGTTGGGAATTAAAAGATAGGATATACAGATTAAAAGGTAATAAAAAACCTATATCAAGATCTGTTAGATCTGCTAATATACATTGGTTTGACGAAGAATTAGGTTATGAAAGAGAACTTAAGTATTGTCAAAATCAAAAAACAGTTTTTGTTGATGAGATGAAAGGTGATCAAAGACTAGAACATATTATTTTTAGAAACGGTATGTTAATTGTTGAAAAAGAAAAAACAGTTTTACAAAAATTACTTTCTTTATATCATCCTGATAGAGAAAAAATATTTTATGAAGAAAAACCAGTTGCTGTTGCTACAAATGAAATAGCGTGGTTAGAAATGGAAATAGAAGCTTTAAATGCTGCTAAGAATATTGATATTGATATGGCAGAAGCTATCATGAGAGTTGAGATTGGTTCTAAAGTATCAGATATGAGTTCTAAGGAGCTTAAAAGAGATTTATTACTATATGCTAAAAGAAATCCAGAATTGTTCTTAGAGCTAGTGAATGATGAAAACGTAATGCTTAGAAACTTTGGTATTAGAGCAACTGAAATGGGTATATTAAAATTATCTTCTGATCAAAGAACTTTTTTATGGGGTTCTAATGGTAGAAAGTTAATGAACGTTCCTTTTGATGAACATCCTTATTCTGCTTTAGCCGCTTGGTTTAAGACTGATGAAGGTATGGAAATATATACAAATATAGAAAAACAATTAAGCTAATCAAAACGGTTACCCTTCGGGGTAACCTTTTTAAAAAACATAATATGAGTAGAACATTAAGAAACTACGGACAACCATCAAGAGGTTTAGGAGATACCATAGCAAAGTTTACTCATGCTACTGGTATTCATAATTTAGCACAAATAGGTGCAAAAGCTATGGGTAAAAAAGATTGTGGATGTAATAAAAGACAACAAGCTTTAAATAAAGCGTTTCCTTATAAAACAAAATAATTATGGCAGTAAGTGTAGATACGGTATATCAAAGAGTTTTAGCCGCGGCTAATAAAGAACAAAGAGGTTATATAACACCTATAGAGTTTAACTTAATGGCTAATCAAGCTCAAATGGCTATATTCGAACAATATTTTTATGACAGAGGCCAAACTGAAAGAGCTGCTGGTAATGATCTTGGTCACTCTGATCCAGATGATATATTAGATGAAAAAATTAATGTATTTAGTAGTACAGAAGAATTACTTAATAATCAAATAACTCCATTGCTTATTCCACCAAATACTTTTAACCCAAGAGATGTATATAGGGTACAAAACGTATACTTAACTATAGGTGAAAAATCTATTAATTGTGAAAAAGTATCACAAAAAGATTTACAAGTAATAATGAGTTCAAGAATATTACATCCTACTATAGATAGACCTGTTTATACATTATCTTCTTTTGGTAGACAGTTTGAAATAAATGTATTTACACCTACTCTTTTAGATGTTAACACACCTCCAGAAGAAGGTGTAGTATCTGCTAATCTTATTAGAGTGCCTAGTAAAGCAGAGTGGGGTTATGTAGTAGTAAACGAAAAAGCTTTATACAACGCTGGTAGAGCTAATGATTTTGAACTTCACATTAGCGAAGAAACAAACCTTGTTAATAAAATATTAGAGCTAGCAGGTATAATATTAAATAAACCAGGTTTAGTACAAATAGCAGATCAAGAAGATATAAAAAGAATACAACAACAAAAAATGTAATAAATGGCATTATTAGAACATCAATATTCACAAGCAAGATATTATGGAGGTAAGTACACTTTTACTGGTGTAAGTTCAGGAGCTAGCACTGCAATACAGGTTGCTAATCACGCTTTTTCAGCGGTTTATAATGATGTAGCGCCTGATCCAAGTGATCCAAACCTAGCTTTACCTGGATCTTACAAACTATATATTGATGGAACTTTTGTTTCACCTACATACCAAGACGTAGGTAATGTTTTTTATAATAATTATGTTATAAAATGGAATGCTGGTGCACAAATACCTGTTTGGTATGTTGAGTTTGATAATACTTTTTATAGTGGACCTTCAGTTATTGGAGCAACCGTAACATTAACTTTTAATCAAGATGATCCAAATACTAAATTAGGTAGTTATCAGTTCATGCCATTAAGTGAAATAATAAATAACTTTATGTTTACTCACATTGGTGAAGATAAGCTTATACCAAAAGCGCAAAGAACAGATATTGCTTTTCACGCACAAAGAGCTTTAGCAGAATTAAGCTTTGATACTTTTAAGTCTTGCAAATCACAAGAAATAATTGTGCCACCATATTTAACAATGCCTTTACCTCATGATTATGTTAACTACGTAAAGCTTACAAGTGTTGATGACGCTGGTATAGAGCATGTATTATATCCTGCCACTAAAACTAGTAATCCAAGATCTATAAAACAAGATGCTGACGGTACTTATAGTAGTGATACAAACGGAGATGGAATACCAGACTCTGAAGATTTAATTTATAATGAAAATTCAACTGCTTGGAATAATTACAAAAATCACGAGCCTTCAGAAAATAACTCTAATGATTATCAAGATTATCAAAACGATATATATTGGCCAAACGAAGGTAGAAGATTTGGTTTAGATCCGAAGCATGCACAAGTAAATGGTTCTTATTATATAGACTGTCATGCAGGAAAAATTCATTTTAGTTCTAATATTTCAGGAAAAACTGTGATATTAAAATATATAAGTGACAGCTTAGGAACAGATCATGAAATGCAAGTACATAAGTTAGCTGAAGAAGCTTTGTACAAATGGATTATGTACGGTTTATTGTCTACTAGAAGAAATATACCAGAGTATGTAATACAAAGATATAAAAAAGAAAGATTTGCTGAAACAAGAAAAGCAAAATTAAGATTATCTAATATTAAATTAGAAGAGATTACTCAAATATTTAGAGGTAAGTCGAAACAAATTAAACATTAATATAATATGCCAAATCTGAATCATAGATTTTCATCAGGTCGTATGAACAAAGACCTTGATGAGAGACTAGTACCTAACGGTGAATATAGAGATGCGTTAAACATAGAAGTTGCTACGTCAGATACTTCTGATATGGGTACTGTGCAAACAGTTATGGGTAATTTAAATATGTCGCTAATAACAATTGATCCTAATAATAATGGTGATTTTTATTGTGTTGGTAGCATAGTTAATGAACAGCATGATAAAATATATTGGATGCTAGCTGGTAGTACTTCTGATATAATAGCTGAATATGATTACAAAACACAAACAACAACACCCGTTGTTGTAGACCTGTTTCCTGCAGGAACTATACCGGGAAATGAAAGCGGTAGAGTATTAAATTTCGATAGAGCATTTACAATTACAGGTATTAACATAATAGAAAATATGTTGTTTTGGACTGATAACTATTCAGAACCAAAAAGAATACATATTGATAGATGTAAATTAGGTACACCTAATTTTACAAGCCAAACGCAATTATATGTAAGAGATATATCAACTAACAACGCTAATATAGAATATTATCCTAAAGGTGATTTAACTCATGAGCATGTAACTGTTATAAAGAAAAGCCCACCAGCTCCACCTGTTTTAGAAATGCGTAATAAACTTAGAGAAGAACAAGGGCAATTACCAACTCAATTTGGAGCTAGCTACGCTTTAAATATAACTGGTAGTTTTAATTCTACAGATGCTTTTTTTGACACTAATAGTGATCCAATACAAAACTATAGTTTAAACTTTATATCAGCTGGTGCTTTAGTTGGTTTTCCAGACTTTATAATTGGCGATATAATAAATATATACAGCGATGAATCTTCAGCTTCTACTTCATATTTGCTACAGTCAGAAAAAACAAAATATGTTAGAGCAGAAATAACAACTTATGATATAGTTACTGGTGCGGCTATATTAAAAATATTGTCTGGAGATAAAAATTTAATATCTGCAAATAATGAGTGGTATGTAGAGCTAGAACAAGCAGAACCTTTATTTCAATTTAAATTTCCTAGGTTTGGTATAAGATATAAATATGAAGATGGTGAGTACTCTTCTTTTTCACCTTTTTCACAAGTAGCATTTTTACCTCAAGAGTTTGATTATTTACCAAAAGAAGGTTATAATCTAGGTATGGTTAATAATCTAAGATTTTTAGCTATAAAAGATTTTGTACACGGACAGTCTATACCAGACGACGTTATATCTGTAGATATACTTTATAAAGAGTCTAACTCACCAAACATATATACTGTAAAAACTATAAAGCGTTTAGAAAACGACTGGGTACCAGGTTTTGAACCTTGGTCTAATAATATAACAAGTTTAGATGATGCTACAACTAATTATAGTGAGTGGAATGCTGTTGGCCCAAGAACAACAGGTACTGCTAATGGTTTAGTATCTAGTCAATTTACTAGAGGCTGGACTAGAATAACATCAGAAATGATACATGCTATTTTGCCTGCTAATCAATTATTAAGACCGTATGATAACGTACCAAGAGTAGCTTTAGCTCAAGAAGTTGTAGGTAACAGATTAGTATATGGTAATTATTTGCAAAACTATAACATGTTTAATAGGTTTGCTGTTAACTCAAAAGCATTACAACACTATAGTGAGTTTAATTTTGGTGAATTAGATCCAGAATCAAAAATATCTGTTGATGTAAAAGTTTCTGTTAGTTCAAATAATATTATGACGCCTAATTTATTACCTGAACAAATAGATGCTTTTTATAATAATGAAAATTATTATTCTCCTACTAGATCTGTAAAAACATTAAGAACATATCAACTAGGTGTTGCTTATATAGATGAGTATGGTAGAGAAACACCTGTATTTTCTAATAGCACAATAGACAAGGCTTCTTTATATTTAGAAAAAATAATTGCTGATAAAAAAAATAAATTAGAAGCACAATTATACAACACACATCCTGAGTGGGCTAAATCATATAAATTTTTTGTTAAAGAAACATCAAGTGAGTATTATAACTTAGCAATGGATCGTTGGTATAACGCTGAAGATGGTAATATATGGATTAGTTTTCCTTCGTCTGAAAGAAATAAAATAAATGAAGAAACATTTTTAATACTTAAAAAAGAACACGATACAGATGTTTTTGTTGATTCTCCAGCTAGATATAAAGTTATAGCAATAGAAAATGAAGCTCCACTATTTATTAAAACAACTAACCTTCAACAACCTGTTTTAATTGACACAAAAACAGCTTCGCCTTTTGATTTAGGTGGGGCTGGTGGTACTGGTTTTCCAGAGTTAGATGGTAAGTTTGTGACTATAGACAAAACTTTAGTAGAAACTTCTGGTTGGACTCAAATATTAAATCTTGACCCTTCTTTTCCAGCATCAGATCCAGCGCCGTTAAAAGATTTTGATATTAGATTTATTGGCACAGCTTCTACTGGTAATAATTTTGCTAGTAATTGGTATAGAATAAAAGGCATTAAAGATCAAACAGCAGATTATAGGTTTGATATATTTAAAAAGTTTGAATCAGACGTTCAAGTGCTTTCTGCAGATGGTACTATAAATACTTATACTGGTGGTGGTAGTGCTGAGCTAAGAAGAAGAATAGTTGAAAACAAACCAGAGTTTGATGGTAGATTTTTTGTTAAAATAAAAAGAGATAGTCAACTAGAACAAAGTTTAATAAAAAATATATCAAGCGCGCTTGATTGGCAAGTCATAGCATCTAGACGAGTACAATATATAAATCCTGATTCTAATTTTTCAAAAGGTAGTGAAGCTCATTTTTTTGGTCAAGACAGAAGAGGTATTAGTATTTCTGAAAATCAAGGTGAATCTAATTATGACGCTGATATGCGTAGAGAAAATGGACAAGAGTTTTGGAGTAAAGCTAGTCATAATTTAGCCGATGGAGATGCTAATTCTTCAGGTTGGTTTATTGATAGAGTTGAAGGATTTAGAAGGTTTAAAACTACAGAGCATTATTTTAAATTAAGAAATCAAGATCCTTGGGTAACAAGAGATTTTGCTAATAGTACACTCGATGATCATTTTCATCAATCAGCAAGTTTAAGATGGTTTCCAAAACACAATTGGTTTTCTAGTCAAAACGGGCAAACTAATGCTATGAACAGATACGATATGCCTGTGGTTATGGGTACCGCTACTTCACAAACATCTCACACTCGTAATTACTTGTATACAGGAGGAAACGCTGGGGGTATAAATGGCCCTTCTTATAAAGGTACAGGTCCTAATGGAGAGCCAGACTATTTAATATCTCCAACTGGCGTAAGAGATACGCCTAATCGTGATGATTTTAATGCTTTTGCAGCAGCTAATAATATAAATGGAGCTGCAGATTATATAAACCAAACGGTTCTTAGAACAGGTTTAAATGGTTATTTACAAGACCAAGCTAATTTTGGTAATTTAGCTAGTAATGGTGGTGAGATAATACAGTCTTTAGGTATTGATGGCCATGCTAATGCTGGTGGAGTAAATCCAGATCATAGTGGTTTAGTTGGTGGTGTTAATAGTTATCAAGGCACTGGTATAATAACAATATCTCATTCTGGAGTTGGTGAAGATCTTGATGGTACAGATGTAAATGGAAAAGATGCGCCAGGCGAAGGTGATACTATGGCTGATTTAGTTTTACATTTTGATTATGTAGATCCTACTTTAGCTAAACACGTTGAAGACATTGTATTTATAAATCTTTTAACTACGCCTAATACTGTTTGGAGATGGTCAGAAGATCCTGATCAAAGATTATATAAAACAATAACACCTGATCCTGCAAATTTAACGGCTTGGGGTATAACACAAAGAGAAATAGATATTAATTTTAGAACTATTGATACAATTGATTCTAAACCAGGTATTGGTCTTTATAATTATTGTAGACTTGGTGATTGGTGTGATGATCTTTATTTGTTCTTTGATTCTACTTCTAGTAATATCGTAGACACGGGTTGGTGGGTTTCAGGTGGTATTAAAAGTCATAGTGCTTCTACAGCTCCTGTTTATTTTACAGAATATAATTTTTATTCAGACGCAACTGGTACAGGTCAAGATCAAGTAAACTGGAGATACAGTCAAGAAATAGGTAAAAGCATAACAAATGTTGGTATGTCTTTTAGAACAAATAATAGTGCTATTGGATCTTGGGTTACAAGAATAATGAATCCGATAAACAATCAAGCTAATAGTTGTGGTGGTTGGGAACAAGCGCCTAGCACTATTACACGACCAACTGACACTAATCGAGCTCATGGTTTTTGGCCAATGTATGTAAAAGACTGGTGGAAAGGTATAAACAGAAGAAGAAGATACATGATTGTTGCCGAGGCTTATGAAGATGGGTCAGGCTTAGGCGAAAAAGGATCTATGTATTTACCTACTAACAATCCGCATTTAACACCACATTTTGATAGTAGTAGTGTATTAAAAACTGGCACAGCCTTACCACCAACACCTGCTCCTGGTATACGTTCTGATGGTGTTTATTCTGGATATTCTATAGGTGGTGTAGTTGTTCCTGCTGGTCCAACTAAAGAAGGTACTTCTGGTGCGGCTAAATTTCCAGGTAGTTGTACTTGGCAAATTGTATCTCCTTATGTTACTGATGATACTGAAAAGTATTCTAGTACAAATCCAGCTATATTTGAAACTGAACCAAAAGAAAACGTAGATTTAAACATATATTATGAAGTTGGACAAATATATCCAATAGAATTAAACGAAAAAACAGGTGAGCAGTTTGTAGGGCCTGTACATAGATCTTTTGATTTAGCTCGTTATAATAGTAAAGTTAATTGTTATGACCCTAATCCAAATACTAATCCTAGTGGAGCTTTAAGAGTTTTATCTACAGACGCTAGTGTTACTGGAGGACCTGTTATAGATATTAGAGTTCAAAGTATAGTAGACAACGTATTAACATTGTGCAATATTGACGGCGAACCTTTAAGCATAGGTAATAATCCAAATGCTTTATTACCTTTAATTGGTGATATACTAACTTTTGTAAGAGCTGATGGTGGTAAAACAGAAACTAGCGTATTAAACGTAAATGCTTTTACTGGTGAAATAGAGTTAGATAGAAATTTACATAATTACAAAGTTACACTACCTTGGCATAACTGTTACTCGTTTGGTAATGGAGTTGAGTCTGATAGAGTGCGTGATGACTTTAATCAAGTTACTATAGATAACGGACCAAAAGCATCTACCACATTAGAAGAACCATATGAAGAAGAAAGAAGAGGTAGTGGTTTAATTTACTCAGGTATATATAATTCAATGTCTGGTATAAATAATTTAAACCAGTTTATACAAGCAGAAAAAATTACAAAAGATTTAAATCCTTCTTATGGTACAATACAAAAGTTATACGCTAGAAATACAAATTTAGTTACGCTTTGTGAAGACAAAGTATTTAAAATATTAGCTAATAAAGACGCTTTATTTAATGCTGATGGTAATACTAATGTTACAGCTACTGACAGAGTATTAGGCCAAACAATACCTTATGCTGGTGATTTTGGTATATCTAAAAATCCAGAGTCTTTTGTTAACGAATCTTATAGATCTTATTTTGCAGACAAAGTTAGAGGTCAAGTGTTAAGATTATCACAAGATGGTATTACACCAATATCAGACTTTGGTATGGGTGATTATTTTGCTGATAATTTAAAACTAGCTAATAGATTAATTGGTAGCTTTGATGAAAAGAAAGATGAATATAATTTAACATTAGATTACAACGAATATCCTGTAGCACAACCTGTACATATTATTGATAACTTTATAGTTGAAATAGAAGGTCAAAATTGTGGTTGTGGTGGAAACTATGATATACCAACTGGTCGTATAATAACTTCTTCTCAACAAGCTATTACTGCAGGTATGGTTTTAAACGGTCCTGGTTTAGCACCTAATACAGTAGTAACTAGCGTTACTGTTAACTTTAGTCAGCTAATACTAACTGTTAATCCAGAGCCTGCTTTTACAGACGTAGTATCTTTGTTTGGTCCTAGTCCTAGCGCTTGGCAAACTCATGTTGCTCTTGGTACTCAACCTGATCCTGTTTCAACATACACTAATATTAGTGGTAACTACGATACAACTGTAAGCTTTTCTGAAAGAGCAAAAGGTTGGACAAGTTTTAAATCGTGGGCACAAGAAAGTGGTGTTAGTTTAAACAATACTTACTACACGTTTAAAGAAGGACATTTACACGAACATCACGTAGAATCTCAACCAAGAAATAATTTTTACGGCGATCAGTATGATTCTAGTATTGAAGTGTTATTTAACGAAGCGCCTGAGTCAGTTAAAAGTTTTAATACTTTAAATTATGAAGGTACACAATCAAGAGTAACACCTGACACGCTAAACTCTGGTGAATATTGGGATAACTATTTACATGCTGGCTGGTACGTAAGTAATATGTTAACTAACTTGCAAGAAGGTGGTATGCAAGAGTTTAAAGAAAAAGAAGGTAAATGGTTTTCACAAATAAAAGGTGTAACTACTGAGTGGTTAGATGATGGTAAAGCTGGTAATATAGATACAAGAGAGTTTTCATACCAAGGTATAGATAGAACTGAAGCGGTAACTATAATTAGTGGTGGTTATACTTCTTATGATTGCACGGAGTGCATTGGTTGGAATGGTTATTATGGATTAGATCTTAATAATAAAGAACAAGGTTATGATTCTATATTTTGGGGAGAAATTTATAGTAGTCTTGGTTTAGGTACACCTCCTAATCCAACGACACATTATCAACAGGCTAGTGGACAAGTATTTACTGGAACAATAGGCCCAGGTCCTACTGGAAACAGAGATGGTCTTAATGATGTAATAGATCAAATTTGGGAATATTTTTGGCAAAACCCAACGTTAAAATTTTGGGATGACTATCATGAAATCCAAGGTGTTGCAATACAAGGTTTTACATCTTTGACCGATACGATCTCAGACCATTTTTATCAGATAAATGGAGTTGATTTTACAGGTGGCTGGTACGCAACGCCTGCCCCTCTTAAACACACTCCTTATTCACCTGCTCCTAGCACACTTACAGCTGGAAATGTTACATATTTTTTAACAGCACAAGAAGCAATAGATTATTTCTCAACTCACTATAGTGCTGCACCGTATAATGGTAATTTTTACAACGGTATGTCTTGGGCTAATTTTAAATCTGAAGTAAATTCTATAGGCGAAATGCCAACTATAGGAACTCAAGAAGGTTTAGGTAATTATCTCTCAATTGGTCACATGCATAGAACTCCTTGTAGTAGTGCTGGTTTTTCATGTGTTGAAAGGCAAGATCAAGATGGTGAGTTTCCTACTTTATCAGCTTGCGAAGCTGTTTGCGGATTAAACGAAGAAACATACGAGTGTATAAATGGTCAATGCTTAGATCCAGGTGATGGTAGCGGTAGCTTCTCAACGTACTGTGAATGTGTAATTACTAGCTTATGCTGCGATGAAGGTGAAGCTTATCTTTACGGTTGTCAAAACTTAACATCACCTACACCTGTTATTCCAGGTTGTATGGATGATGGTAATACAACAGATCCGTACATAACACAACTTAGACCTCCAACTTGGATTGGTCCTGCTAATAATTATTATCCAGCTGCTAATACACCTGATTGTAGTTGTGAATATAATGTTCCACCTACGTCTATTACTTACGATTGTTCAGGTGCTAGTGGAATAAACATACCAGGCGTTGGTAATATACCTCCATATACTTGTTATGATCCTGGTACTGGTTTAGGACAATATACTAATTCTTCTGCTATATCTGCTGGGTTTAGCGATGCACTTACGCATTGCCAATCTGATTGTACACAAATACCTTGTAATCCTGCAAACTTATTTTCACATAATATTGTTATAACTCCAGCTATACAACCAGATTGTGGCGTAAATAATCCGCTTGATGGTGGTATGATACAAATTTTTTGGACTAACATAACATCAGATATTTTACTTAAAGTTAAAAGATTAACACCTACTCCTTTAAACTTAACACAATCAGGTATTAATATACTAACATCATCTCATAACGGTTCTACTAACTATGCTGCGCCTAATTTAGTTGCTGGTGATTATGAAATAGAAATGACTAATCCTGTAGATGGTTGTGGTGTAACAGAAATTGTAACTATTCCTTGCGTTGGCGCTCCACCTCCACCACCAGGACCTTGTAATACGTCAAACTTAGTAGTTGATTCTCAAGGTACAAACGCTAACGGTGTTACTACAATACCTTCTGTTTGTAATATAACACTTGGAAACAATTGTTGTAATGGAAGTGTTAATTTTAATGTAATATCTTCATCTGTTGGTGCTACTAGCTTTACAGCTGAAATATATCAAATAACACCTCCTTTTATTAGTAGTGGAAAAATTTTATTAAGTACTCCTAACGATGGACAAACATTTAATATTCCTGGTGGTGTTACTTGGAATCAACAAACTTTACCTGGTGGCGTAACAGCTGGTATAGACGGTAATTATGGTAACCCTGTAGACGGTTTTGGACATGGTAATCCAACTTATTACGAAGTAAAAATAACAACATATCCTGATGAATGTGAGTATACTTATGGTCCAATATCAGTTGGTTGTTCACATATATTAGCTTAAAAAATAAATTATGACAGAATATAGTTTTGAAGATCGTATATCAAGAAGTCCTGATAACATTAGGCAAAGAGCTATTAACAAAGGTTTAGTTGCTAATACGTCATATTCTAGTAGCCAAAAAATTATTAGAGGTGTTTCTATAAATAATGTTGACGCTAGGTTTTACCAAGGTATAAATGCTAGTGGACAAAACTTACCTATAAAAATATCTGGTAGTTCAAACGCCATGTTTTCTATAACTATAACTGATAGTTCAGGTTGTAGTATACTAAGAAAAGAAATTAAAAATGCAACTATAGGTAATAGTGGTATTTACACTTTAGTTCAAAAGTTTCCTTCAATAAAGTCTGTTAAAGGATCTATTGGTAAAATAACAAACGAAACTTATACAGTAACTATAAATCCTAGTGCTGACACTTTTATTTCTAATTATGATGGCGTTGTGCCTTTAGTTTTTACTTTAATACAACAAGCAGATGTTACGTTAACTTTTGGAAAAGATACTTCAGACTCTAGTGTTTCTGCATTAACGTTTACTAGTACAGACGTTAACAAAACAGATGCTGCTTTTTACAAAACAACAAAACTACAAAATTATTCAGATTTAACTTTATCTATAGCTGTAAAATACACTAGTTATTCTGCTGGTAATATATACGTTAAAAACACTGATTATAATAATAATATTATAAAATCTAATACTATAAAAGCTATAAACTATAGAGACGGACAAACAGGCGTTGCTAGTAAATATTATTTTGTTACAAGTAGTACAAGAACAGAAATAACAGCTGAAGATGGTACTTTAATAAAAACAAATATAGTTCCAGGATCTACGGCTAGTTGGACAATAACGCATGATAAGTTTGTAATTTTTAGTTTAGACGATGATAAAAATATTATTGATTTTGATGCGTGCAAATTTAAATCTACAAATAGGTTTAGATTAAATAACACAAACGATATAAAGTCTGGTATGGAGGTAACTGGTCAAAATGTAAATACTTTTGTTAATAGAATTAGTAAGTGCGGTCAAGACGTTATATTAGAAGATAAAATAATTATAAAACCAAATACTGTTTTAACTTTTACGCAGGAAAATGTTAATTCAATTTCAACAGCAGATTTTGAAAAAGATAAGCCTGGTAAAACTACAGTTGTTTTTGATACAGCTGTTGATATACCAGAACAAACAGAAGTAACTTTTGATAGTGATGCTTCTATAGTTAAAGGTATTATAACACAAGTTGGAAGTGGTAATACAGGTAATGGCGATGCTAATGATGTAGACTTAACATGTACTATTTCTGTTAAAAAGTTTAGTAAAAATAGTACAACTTACAACCTAGACATGAGTAAAATTATTTCTGTAAAACCAAATGCTTATAATCAAAGTGTTGTTACTGCTAAAAACACAGCTATACGTATAGATATGATAAAGTTTGACACTGATACTAACAGAACTAGCAAAACAGGTACTGTTGTTAGACCACCTAGTCATGGTGCAATGTCAATTTATAGCACTAGTCAAGACGCTTTTTTATATACACCTAATAATAATTTTGTTGGTAGTGATTCATTTACGTTTACAATGAGTGATGGTACAAACACTAGTGATGAAAAAACAGTTTTAATAGAAGTTTTAGAGGGTAGTTCTGGCACTTTAGATACAATAAGTCTTGGATAATAATATAAAATAATAAATATGGTAACAATAAGATTAAGATTTGAAAGACTATTAAACGTTTCTGTACAACTAGGGGATTTAGTTTATTTTTCTAATCCAACATCTGTTGGAGCAGCTAGAAACTGGCCAGACGAAGGTGGTGGCACAAGAACACCTCACTTAACAAATGATCAAGAAGATATAATTTTAATAGGCCCTATTGTAGATATAGATTTTGATGTTATACAGGTTATTCAAGGTGGAGTACCAACAGGAGAACAGCGAGTTTGGACACAATTATTTGTTAATATGGAGCAAAATTTATTTAATCAATATTTTGCGCAACTAAACACTGATAGTTTTATAATGTTTAGCAAAGATAACAAGGCAAACATGGCTAATATGCTGGGTTACTATGCTTCTGTAGAGTATAGAAATAATTCAACTGATAAAGCAGAACTGTTTGCTACAGGCATCGAAGTACATGAAAGTAGTAAATAAGTGGTAAAAAGTGTAACTATAAATATAAAATAAAAGAATATGAGTAAATCACCATTTAAAATATTACCAGCGGTTGGCTTAGCTATAGGTGCGGCTGGGGCTATAGGTCAAACTGTATCAAGCTTTATGGGTAGAGGCGATAGAATAAGAGAGCAAAAAGCAGCTGAAGCAGAAAATAGAAGAATGATGAATCAGTATAGAGATCTTGATACTAGTAATATATATGCTAATGTTAGAAATCCATACGAAAATATAGAAACTGAGTTTCAAAATGTTTATGAAGATTTAACTGTTAATCAACAACAAGCGCAGTTTGAAAAGCAAATGGCTCAACAACAACAAGCTAATGTAATGCAAAACCTACAAGGTGCTGCAGGTGGTAGTGGTATTGCTGGTTTAGCACAAGCTATGGCTAATCAAGGTCAAATACAAGCGCAAAGAGCTAGTGCTTCTATTGGTATGCAAGAGTCACAAAATCAAAGATTAGCCGCTCAAGGCGCACAACAAACTAGAGCTATGGAACAGCAAGCGCTACAAACACAAATGGCAGGCGCTGCTCAAGCTCAACAAATGAGGCTACAAGGTGAAGAAGCTTCAAGAGCGTTAGATTATCAAAAAACAGGTACAATGCTAGGTATGTCACAACAAAGATTAGCAGCGGCTAATTTAGCTAGACAACAAGCGCGTGAAAATCAAATGGCAGCGTTTGGTAGTTTAGCTGGTGTTGGTGTTGAAGCTATGAAGATTAAAAGCTCATCTACGCCTCCACAATTAGACTCACCACCATCTACGCCTCCACCACCATTACCATATGGGCATGATGATGTAGTAGATAAAAATCCATTATTTGGTCCACAAGAACAATAAAAAATAAAAATATGGCAAAAAAAAGTTTAAGTTATAGTCCTAATACAGCGTTAATAGAAGGCGCTGCAGCTATAGGGTTGAGTAAATTACCTGCTGATCAAACAGCGTTAGGTAAAATAGCTGAGTTAGGAACAGGTATATTAAAACAAGAAGGCGAAAGAAGACAAAAAGCTGAAGACGCTATAGATAATACTATTGCTCAAGTTTTAGCTGATGGTGGAACTTTAAGTGATCAGCATTTTTCATTTGCAACTAAAGAAGCACAGCAATATAAAGAAGAATACATGAGAGGTGTAGCTATGAATAACTCTGATGGTAATGTATTAAAAACAAAAGCACTAAATAATTTACAAAAATTATCTAATAGTTCTAACGAAGAAGTAGAATTAAGAAAAAATCTTGCAAAGCTAAAAGAAGATAATTTATTAACAGATAATTTAGATATAGCTACTTTTGAAGCTTATTTAAACAACGATTACGTTTTAAGATATGAAGATGGTAAAAAAATATATAAAATAGATAATGAGGATTATACTTACGAAGATATAAAAAAGTTTGAAAAAGATATAAAAAATCCAGCGCTTACCGATGTTAATTTTAAACAAATAAATAATTTACCTGCATATATTAAATATAATAGCGAAACAAATACTAAAACATTTAATGATCGAGCTTTTAATGATATGATGTTAAATAGTATTTCAACAGACGAAAGAGGATTTTCAAACCAAATGAAAGATACTACAATTGGTGGACAATCTATAGAAAACGTTATACTTAACGCTAGTGGTGATATATTAACAGGACTTGAAAACCAATTTTTAGAAGATGTTGAGCTTGTTGATATGAACAATGATGGTAAAGCAAATGATGAAGATAAACCTTTAATGATAAAAGAAGCAATACTTAATCCTGAAAACGGTGCTTTTAATTTAGATAATAGTAGAAAAATTATTGCTGATCTTTTAACTGCTGATGCTAGAAATAAAGCTAGTAAAGATGGTTTATTATACGTTGAGCCAAAAATAGATGTTAATAAAAAAGATGGTATAAACACTAATTACGGTTATAGAACTTTTACGCAGCTTAAAGAAACTTATAATAAATTAAAAAATAACGAACTTATAACATACGGTTCTGGAAAAAACTTAGTAAGGTTTGAACACAAAGAAAATGATATATATGTAAATCCAAAGGATGGAAAACAATACACAAAAGAATACTTAAGACAATTACTTGAAATACCTGTAAACATAGGTGATAAGTTTGAAGAATCAAATCCATTACAAGATGGATTAAATTTAGGAGATGAAACAATAAAAAAGATTTTACCAGATCAAGATAATGATGGCGTGCCTGATTATTTAATGGTAAATAAAAAATAAAAAGTTAGCAATGTTTGAATATAAAGGACAACAATATAGCTTACAACAACTACAAGATTTTGCTAGTGAAAATAATATAGACTTTGATCAATACATGACTAACATGCTTGGTGCTGGTATGAAAGAAGCTACTACTCCATTACCAGAAGACAAAGGTTTTATAGAAGATATAGTACAAGTTTATAATCAAGCAACTTCTACGGCTGGTACTATTGACGAGGCTTTTGATATATATAAAATAGGTGATGATTTAAGCGATAAACAGCTAACAAGTATAGTAGAGGCTGCTAATAAAATGAATCAATACGGTCCAACTAACGAGCAAGTTAGTTTTGCAAATGATCAAAAAAAATATGGAGGAGGTATTCTTGGTACTTTAAAAGCTTTATATGATAATCCAGGTTTTGTGCCTCAATTTTTAGTTAGTAGTTCTGTTATTATGGCTGGATCTTTACAATCAGGTGAAGTTCGTGGTGCTACAGCTGCTAGTGCAGGAATTGGAGCTGCTGGTGGTGCGGCTATTGGTTCAACAGGTTTTACTCTTGGTCCTCTTGGAGCAGCTACTGTAGGAGCAGGTGCTGTTACGGGTGCTATTTCTGGTGCTATTGGAGGTCTTGTTGGTTCTATGGAGACCGGTTTAACATTGATGCAGTTATTACAAGAAGAAATAGGAGTTGGTGTTGAGTTAACTAATGAAAACATAAGAGCTGTTTTAGAAGACGCAGAAAAGCTTGAAAAATTAAAACAAAGAGCTGTTGCAAGAGGTAGAAATATAGGCGCTGTTGAAGCTTTAACTCTTGGTATATCAAGAGGTGTTGGTAGTCAACTTGTAAAAGCCGGTAAATTCCGTAGAGCAACAGTGGCTACAACAGGTGTAGAAACTACTGGTGGATTTGTTGGTGAAGTTAGCGGTCAAATAGGTGCTGAGCAAGAGATAGACTTAGGTGAGGCTACTTTAGAAGCAATAGGTGAAGTAACTGGTCCTGGTCAAATTATAAATATAGGTGAAATAGTTAGAGGAACACTTCAAAAAAGTCAATATAATATAAACGGTGAAAAAAGATCTAAAAAAGAAATATTAGATTTAATAGAAAGCAATAAGTTAACTAATGAAGAAAAAAGTAAAATAAAATTTAACGTAAAAAATGACGCTAAGTTTGCTAACTTAATAGATAGTAGATTAAAAGATATTTATTTAGAAACTCAAATTGATGCTAAAGTAGAAGATGTAAATGATAGAAAAAAACTAGTTGATTTAGAAAAACAAAGAATAGATGCCGTAGCAAATACTAAAAAAACTGGTATATTTACTGTTCCAGGAGCTACAACAAGATTAGAAAATATTGAAAAACAAATTAACGAAATAGTAGGTAAATACACTGCTATAGATGGTAGAACATCAGAGGTTAAAGCTAGAAAAAAATCAGCTGAAGAAGTAGTTGAAGCACAAAAACAAATGGCTGTTGACGATTCAAGAGAGAATATTGAAAAGTTTATAAAACAAGGTAACTTACCTGGTAAAGTTACTGAAATGACTTCTGATGAAATATCTAGTATTGAGCGTGAAAATTTTAATGCAACTGAAGCTGCTAAACAATTTGGTTTTATAGATCAAGCTGACGATGGTACTTTTGAAATAATTTTAAATAAAGATAAGCCTGCTCTTGGTACAGCTGCTCACGAGTTTATGCATGCTGTTTTATTTAAGACATTGCGTGGTCAGCAAAAAATACAAGACTCTTTAGGTGATGCTTTAGTAGAACATGTGTCTAATATTAAAGGTGATAAAACAGCTTTAGTAAATAGATTAAGAGCTTACGGTAAAGAGTTAGAAGATGGAACTTTTGTAAGAGATTCTAACTTTGGTGAAGAAACTATTACTATTATGTCTGAATCTATTTTAGATGGTAGTTTAAAATTTGAAGAAAACTTTTTTACTAAGATAGGTGATGTAATAAGAAGAAGTCTTCAAGCTGTAGGTTTAAAAAAGATTAAGTTTGACACTGGTAGAGATGTTTATAATTTTGTAAAAGATTATACTAAAAGTGTTAAAGATGGAAAAATAAATAAAGCTATATTAAAAGTAGCTAGAAAAGGTGCTAAAGGTAAATTAATACCTAAAAAAGCTGATCCTAAAGCAACTATACAAATGTCTAAAGAAGCTTCTGACAATGTTCAACGTATATACGATGATGTAGGAGAAGCTGGCGCTATGGATATTATAGATCAATTTAAACCTATAGTAAATAAAATAGTAGATAAACGTAAAGACGCGCCAAATTTTGATAGACAACTATTAACAGATGAAATAGAAACTGGTAAGCGTGGTATATTTGATTTAATTAGAGAATATAACCCTGAGTCTGGCGTACCATTAGCTGCGTATATAAATAAGTTTTTACCAGCAAGAGCTATAGAAGCATCGAAAAGAGTACTAGGTGAAGAGTTTACACAAGACGTTACAGAAAAAGTTGATATAGCTGCTGAAGAAACCACTACAGAAGTTAAAGCAAAACCTAGACCTAAAAAAATAGTTTTAGCTGATAGGTTAGGTATTACCGATAAAGTTTCAAAAGCTATACAAAAAATAATACCTAGTTTAGACATAGATAAACTAACGTTTAAAACATTAAAAAATAAAGTACCAGAAATAGTTGGTGATTTATTTGGTATAGCTCCAAAAAAATTAATTACAAACGCTAATATAACTAAAGGTGAATTACAGTCATCACAAATGTTTATTAGTAAAAATGCTGATCTATTAATTAACATGTTACCTGAAGGTGCTACTGCTAGTGGAACAGCTACAGGTGTGCCTAATAGTTTGTTAAAAGCTTTTTACACTAAAACAGATAGAGCTAAAATGGCTAAAACTGGTAGTAAAGCTGGTTTAGCTGTACAACAAAAAAATAATATAAATAGAAAGCAATTTTTAGAAGTGTTTGGTATTGTTGATGGCAAGCCTAATCGTACTGATAGAAACACATCAGCTAGAGTTTTAGCTTTAGCTAATACTTTAGGTAAGATGATAACAAACCAAGCTGTTAGACAAGAACTAGCAGATCTTAATATTAAAGCAAAAGAAAATATTTCTCGTATAAAAGATGGTAAATCTTCTATTATGTTTAGTAAAGAATCAGAAGCTTTAGCAAATCCTTTAGAAAACTGGCAACAAACATATGAGCATAAACTAGGTATATTATCTGAGTCTCTTGGTTTAAAATTAAGTAGTAAAAAAACATTTTATAGAATAAACTCTAAAGGAAAAAGAGTTCCTTATAGATCTAGAGATTTAGATGCTAAATTTAACAAAACAGAAACTTATAGAGACGCTGGTATTAGAGTTTTAAATACTTTTCTTGATTCACATCCGCAGTTTAGAGATTTAATAAAAATAACTACTACTGGTGGTTTAGAAGGTGGATTTTTTCAGTCTGTTTCAAATTTTAATAATTTAATTAATAAAACAGATGTAAAACAAGCTTATATTGCTAGAACTAAATATAGTGGTACTGGCGCTCATTATAATAATTTGAAAAAAGGAAAACTTAACGAGTCTAACGAAGGTAGATTACCTTTGTTGTTAGATTTTTTTAAAGCAATAGAAGCTCATTTACAAAATTTTCCAGATGATATTTGGATGTTTGAAGAAATAATTTTAGACACTGGTAAACAACAAAATGTATTTACTAGAATTTTAGCTCCATTTACTTTTTTCCCTGTAAAAAACGGCAAACCTATATTTAATCAAAAAATAAAAGAAGAACACACTGATCCTCAAAATTTAATTGGAAAGTCTTTATTATCTTCTGCTTTTTTTGGTAAAGTTGATGATTCTTGGAAAGTGATAGGCAAGTCTTATATGCAAGGCGCATTGCTTGATAGTGATTTAAACCCTCATGATAAAATGATTGAAGAAGCTGGTTATGCTAGTTCTATGCCAGATATTTATTATGAAAAAATTGTTCCTAGACTTTTAAGTGGAGAACTTAAACTTCCTAATGGTTATGCATCCGTTGTTAGATTAGCTGCTTCTGGTATAGATTTAAACATGTATGTTTTTGCAAAAGAAGGAGTAACTATAGCTGAATTTTTTGGCGTAAACAATATTAAGTACAAAGATGGTTCTGCTAATATAGATTTACAAAACGAAATTATCATAAAACAATTAGCTGGTGAAGTTGCACCTAGATATGGTGAATTTATTTCTAAATTAAGTTTTAGTAAAGATATAAACAAAAACAATAAACTTAGTAATGCCGCTTTGAAAGCTAGAACTACAAGTTATTCAAAAGAAGCTAAAGGCATTACAGTATTAGACTTTGATGATACATTAGCAACAACAGAGTCTTTAGTTAAATACACATCGCCAGATGGTGAGACAGGTACTTTAAACGCTGAACAGTTTGCTAGCACGTATCAAGACTTACAAGATCAAGGTTATACGTTTGACTTTTCAGATTTTAATAGAGTTGTAAAAGGTAAATTAGCGCCATTATTTAATAAAGCATTAAAGCTACAAAAGAAGTTTGGTCCAGAAAACATGTTTGTATTAACTGCTAGACCACCTGCTGCTCAACAAGCTATATTTGACTTTTTAAAAGCTAACGGCTTAAACATACCTTTAAAAAATATAACTGGTTTAGGTAATAGTACTAGTGAAGCTAAAGCGCTTTGGATGGCTGATAAAGTATCTGAAGGTTATAATGACTTTTATTTTGCAGACGACGCATTACAAAACGTACAAGCTGTTAAAAACATGCTTGATCAATTTGATGTTAAATCAAAAATACAACAAGCTAAAGTACAGTTTAGTAAAGATATGGATAGTGAGTTTAATAAAATATTACAAGACGTTACTGGTATTGAATCAAAGAAAAGATACTCACAAACAAAAGCTAGAAAACGTGGTGAAGGCAAAGGTAAGTTTAGATTTTTTGTACCACCATCACACGAAGACTTTTCTGGTTTACTTTACAACTTTATGGGTAAAGGTGAAAAAGGTAATAAACATAGAGCGTTTTTTGAACAAGCTTTACTTAAACCATTAAACAGAGCGTATCAAGAATTAACAGCTGCTAAGCAAGCTATAGCTACTGATTATAAAAACTTAATAAAACAGTTTCCTGATTTACGTAAAAAACTTACAAATAAAACACCTGATGGTGATTACTATTATTCAGATGCTGTTAGAGTTTATTTGTGGGATAAAGCTGGTTTTGAAATACCTGGTACTTCAAAAACCGATGTAAAAGAATTATCTGATTTAGTTAAAAACGATCCTGAGTTACAAGCTTTTGCAGATACTATTGGTAAAATATCTAGAATGGATGAGGGTTATATAGAGCCAGGTGAACATTGGGAAGCTGGTGATATAAGAACAGATTTAGCAGATGCTACAGGGAGAGTTGGTAGGGCTAAGTTTTTTAACGAGTTTCAAGAAAACGCTGATATAATATTTAATAAAGAAAATTTAAATAAAATAGAAGCTGCATATGGTGCTGATTTTAAAGAAGCGTTAAAAGATATATTATATAGAACTAAAAATGGTACTAATAGAACTGTTGGGCCAAACAAAATAGTAAATGGCTTTTTAGATTATTTAAATGGATCTATTGGTGCTACAATGTTTTTTAATGCTAGATCAGCTGTATTACAGACGTTATCTACTGTTAACTTTATAAACTTTGGTGATAACAATATATTTAAAGCGTCGGCAGCGTTTGCTAATCAACCACAGTTTTGGAAAGACTTTAGCATGATATTTAATTCTGATGTATTAAAACAAAGAAGAGCTGGTGTTGCTTTTGATATTAATGCTAACGAAATAGCTTCAGCTGTAGGTAGATCAAAAACAGCAGCTGGTAAAGTTAGGGCCGCTGTAAAATATTTATTACAAATAGGTTTTTTACCTACACAAATGGCTGATAGTTTTGCAATATCATTAGGTGGTGCTGGTATGTATCGTAATAGAGTTAACACATATAAGTCACACGGCTTATCACAAAAAGAAGCAGAAGCAAAAGCATTTACTGATTTTCAAGAAGTATCAGAAGCTACACAGCAGTCAGCTAGACCTGATATGATTTCACAGCAACAAGCATCTGTACTGGGTAGATTAATACTAGCTTTTCAAAATACACCATCACAGTATGTTAGATTAATTAAAAAAGCTGGCTTAGATTTAATTAATAGAAGAAAATCAAAGCCATATACTAGTCAAGTTAAAAGCGATATGTCTAATATATCAAGAATAATATATTATGGCGCCGTGCAAAATATAATATTTGGTGCTTTACAAACAGCATTGTTTGCAATGTTATTTAGCGAAGACGATGAAGAAGACGAAAAAACACAAAAGTTTTTCAAAAGTAAAAGAGATAGAGTTATTAACGGTACTATAGATACTATATTAAGAGGTAGCGGTGTTGCTGGTGCTATAGTTGCTACTATTAAAAATGGTTTAGTAAAGTACCATGAAAATCAAGATAAAAAGTGGAACAAACAATTAGATACTATAAGTGAAGAGTTAATACAATTATCACCACCTATAGGTATTAAGAAAAGAAAACTTGATGGTTTTGAAAAAAGTTTAGAGTTTAATAAAAAAGTAATACCTGAAATGGACACTTTTGATTTAGATAATCCTATATGGGGCGCGTATGCGCAGTTAATAGAAGGCGCAACTAATATACCTGTAGCTAGATTACATAGAAAAGTTGAAAATATTAGAGCTGCTTTAAATAGTGAAAATGAGTGGTGGCAAAGACTAGCTGTAGGTTTAGGTTGGAGCAAATGGGATGTTGGTATTGAAAACAAAGAAGTTGAAGCTGTTAAAGAAAAAATTAAAAAACAAAAAAAGAAAAATAAAAAGAAAAGCTTTGGAGTTACCTTAGATGGTAAATCGTTGTAAAAGCAAGTGATTATAAACAAAAAGTATCGTGGTGAAAAAAATAATAATATTATTAATGGTTGTTTTAGCAGCTTGTTCAGCTCCAAAAGGTTGCTGCGCACAAGAGCTAGACGTTAAAAAACTATTAAAGTTTTCTACATTTTATGCTGCTATTAACGGTGGTACATCATTGTCTGATGTAAAAGTATTTTCAGTTGATAATAAGTTATCAACTACAACTATATCTACACCTTACGATTATAATTTTACAATTGGACTTCGTAAAATAGCTAGGTTTGGTTATGAAAATAAAGCTAATACATTTTATGATGGTACTGAAACTAATTATAGTGATGCCGCTACAGTTGGTAAAGTTAGAGGTTTAGAATATTTATTTGAAGTAGATTATAAAAGACAAGAAGGTATTGATTATATGGATCAACATCATTTTGTACGTTGGAGTTCTGATGATGGTTGTGATAGTGAAGTTTGTATAAACTTTTTTGCTTTAAAGTTTGAGTATTTACAAGATGGTTTTGCAGACGTAGAATATTTTGAAGCATCAGAAAGATATAGATATAGAAAACATAAAAATTTATCTTGGAATATAGGTATGGTTCATAGGCTAGCAGAGCCATATGGTTACGATCCTTTAGCTGAATTAATGTTATCAAATGGTAATTTACATTATACTTATCTAGCAATACAAGAAGGTTATACTATAGACGTAGCTAACGATCAATACTTTGATCCTAACGGCACTTTAGTTGCTACGAGTCCTGAGGTATGGGAAGCTGTTGTAATACCAGAAATGTTATCTGATTATACACAAAAGAAAAGAAGTGAATTAGAAAAATTAATACAACACTCTATAGTTGTTGGTTTTGATTATTATAAATATACAAAGAAAAATTGGCTACATGTTTGGGGTAACTTAATGCCTTGGCATTACAATGATGGTAGTGAATTTAGCTATCACAATTATATAGAAGATGATCAGTGGTACGATTATTCAGGCGGGCTGATATATGGAATAAAACAAAATAAAAATTTAGGGTATTTTATTGAAGGTAAATACAATAAATACTGGAACAGAGAGTGGTATGACTTTAAGCTTGGAGTTAACTACGTAATATTTTAAAATAAAAAATTATGAAAAAAGGACCATTTAAAATGAAAGGTTTTAGCGGGTTTAAAGATGTAGACATGTCAAAGCTAAGATCTAAACAAGCTCGTATGCGTAAAGGTGTTTCTGAATTTAAACACTTTTCTGATCCTAAAACACAAGGAGACGAGCCTATTGTTGAATATAATATGAAAAAATATTTAGACTTTGAAAATCCAAAAGATAGAGATAAAATATATAATAAAACAGAAGTAAAAAGAAAATAAATGGCTAAAGAGTTAAATGAAGACACTGGTTTTACTATCAGTATAAAAACTTTAGTAGGAATAGGTGCTGCAATGGCAACTATTATAAGTATGTGGTTCGTTTTGCAAGCAGATATTGCTGAGGCAAAAGAATTACCCGCGCCACCTGATCCAGAAGTAACCCGCATGGAGTTTGATATGAAAGACCAAATGATACGTAATACTATTATGACTACACAAAAAGATGTAGAAGAAATAAAAGTTACGTTAGAAAAAATAGAAGATAAATTATATAATAGATAATGGAAGAACAAGAAATAGCTTGGCCACAATATGTTATTTATGTATTTGTAATGCTATTTGTGTTTTTTGCTAGCACAGCTTACGGTCAAATAGAAGTAAAACATTTTAATGCTGGTTGGAATAGTGCTAACGATGTTTCATGGATTATGGATTTAGAAGACTGTAAAACTATAGGCACAACAGATATAGCTAAAAATCCAGATATAGCTAAAGAACATAAAATAGCTGTAGTACCTACTATTATTATATTTAAAGACGGAGAAGAAGTCGCAAGGTTTCAAGCAGACTTATCATTTAAAATGATAGCAACTAGAGAAGAAGTACAAGAAGAAATAAGTAATCAATTAATGAGTGATTTTTAATTATGCCTGGAAGTGAAAGACAAAATAGTATGTTTAAGAAAACCGCTGGTTATGTGCAGAAAAATAATCCTTTTCCTGTTACTAGCTGTGGTAGGCGTAGAAACAGTGGCTCACCATTACAAAAAAGCAATGAACCTAGAAAAACTACTAAAGGTAAAGGTCGTAATTTTAGAACAGTAGAAGAAGGTGCTGGTATGACATCTAAAGGAGTTGCTGAGTATAAAAGAAAAAATCCAGGTAGTAAATTACAAACAGCAGTAACTGGTAAAGTAAAACCAGGAAGTAAAGCTGCTAAACGTAGAAAATCATTTTGCGCTAGATCAAAAGGTTGGACCGGTGAAAGAGGTAAAGCCGCTAGACGTAGGTGGAAATGTTAAAATAAATAATTATGGGATATAAAAGTGACGCACAAAGAAAAGCTGTACATGCTAGTAAAGCTGACGGCGGTAAGGGTAATCCAAATAAAATGTTAAAAAAAACAAGCCCTGCTTTAGCTAAGCTTAGTGCTAGCTGTAAAGCTGCTGCAAAAAGAAAGTTTAAGGTTTATCCGTCTGCATACGCAAATATGTGGGCTTCTAAAACACAAAAAGCAGGAAAGTGTTAAAAGATTTTAACATATCAAGTTTTAAAAAAATGAAGCCACCAGGTGATAATACATTTGACACCTCGCAAGAAGTTAAAGCTTTATCTAAAATACCTTTAAAAAAAGAGTTTGTAAAAAAATTTGATAATATTGAATCTGCTTTTGCTAAGACAGCTAAAGATAACAATATAAAAGATTACGATAAAACAATACCTGCTAAACTTATAAAAGAGTCTGCACCAATAATATTAGAATTAAAAAAACATTTTAATAGGCCAAGACCAAAAGTATTAGCTAAAAAAATGAATATAAAAATGAAGGATTATGAAATGTCTTCAATGAAGACACCATCATATCCATCAGGACACTCTGTTCAAGGTATATTAATAGCTAAAGTTTTAGGTGATAAACATCCTAAAGCTAAATCAGCTTTTACTAAAACAGGTGAAAACATATCTTATAGTCGTAGAGTTGCCCGAGCTCACTATAAGTCTGATAGTAAAATGGGCGAGAAACTAGGTAACTCAATGTATAAACATATAAAAAACAAAATTTAAAATGAAAAAAGCACCAACTAAATTTAACAAAGGTTTAAAAGCAGCTTCTGCAGCTGGAAAATTAGATAATAACCCTAAGTTTAAAGCAGCTGTTGATAAATCACCTGCCGCTATGAAAAAAGCTTCAGCTATGAAAATGAAAAAAATGAAAGACTCAGCTGCAACTATGAAAAAAGCTGCTATGAAGCTTAAAAAAGAGTCTGCTATGAAACTTAAAAAGTCTATGGCTATGCTTAAAAAGTCTATGGCTACTATGAAAAAAGCTTCATCTATGAAACTAAAATTAGAAAACCCAAAAACAGCTAATAAAAAGTTTGCTGCTAAGACATTAACCGCTAAACAGAAAGCAGAAATGTTGAAAAAGTATAAAGCAAAAACTAAAAAGAAATAAGTAGTGTACGATATTAAGTCTAAGTTTGCTAAAAATAGCCCATTACCTTGTTGGAAAGGTTACGAGCGAGTTCCTGGTACAGCTAAAGGAGCTAAAGGTAGTTGCCGTAAATCTTCTCCAACAAAAGTTAAACCAACAAAAGCTAAAGGCGGAGGCACTAAAAAAGTATGTCTGCCTAAAGCTAAAATAGCTAGTATGAGTCAAGCTGAAAGACAAAAAGTTATAAGAGCTAAGCGTGCTGCTGGTAAAGCTGGTAAATATAAAAGATCTAGTAAAAGTAATGTTACAGGTACTAGTAGTGGTGGTAGCTTAAAAACTTGGGTTAAACAAGACTGGAGACAAGTAGGTAATCCTTCAAAAAAATGTGGAGAAGCATGAAAAAATTTATATTAATATTATTTTTACTACCATTATTAAGCTTAGGACAAGTTAATACTTTTCCTTGGATTCACGACTTTGAAAATTTTGTAGAGCTAGAGCAAGATACAAATGACTTTGGAGATTGGTGGTTAGCGCAAGGACCAACTAGTTCAATAGCAACTGGTCCTAATGGAGATCATACTACGGGTAATGGTATTTATTTTTATGTAGAGTCATCTGGACAAAACTATGGTGGTAAAGTTTTTACAATATATACGCCTACATTTGATGTGTCACAAACACCTGGTAAAGTATTATCATTTTGGTACCACATGTATGGTGCTGCAATGGGTAATTTAGAAATAGGCGTGTTAGATAACAATGGGTATACAGCATTAGATACTATATCCGGAGATCAAGGTAATCATTGGAAGCTAGCTTATTATCCAATAATGTCTACGACTTCTTTTAAAATAAAGTTTAAAGCTATTACAGGTCCTAGTTATACTAGTGATATATCTATAGATGATATAATGATTAGTGATCCATATACAGTTATATACGGATGTACTGACTCGGTATCTTCTAATTATGATCCAGCAGCTACGCATAATAATGGGACTTGTATATATTATTTTGGCTGTATTGATCCTAGTGCTACAAACTATAATCCTTGGGCAAATGTTGATGATGGTTCTTGTATAATGGATGTTGCTTGTAATGATTCTATAGAAACATTACTTGATGTAGCTATAAAACTAGACAACTGGCCAAGTGAAACATCTTGGCAAATAACAGCTAACGGTAATGTTATATATTCTGTGCCTAGTGGTACTTATAACTACACACAAACAGGACAAACAATACATACTCAAGTTTGTGCTCCAATTGGAGACACATTAGTATTTACTATTGACGATACATACGGTGATGGTATTGGTGGTGGATCAGTTGTTGGTGGATGTTTAGTTACAAATGTAGATTGTGAAGATACTGTATTTTTATTAAGTCCACCTAACTTTGGTTATACAGCATCGTCTAATCCTTATATATCTGATCAATGTAATAATGATACTATAATATATGGATGTACAACTCCAGCTTATATAGAATATGATTCTTTAGCTACGGTTGATGATGGAAGTTGTATGACATTTGCTACTTATGGCTGTACTGATCCTGCTGCTTTTAATTATGATCCTAATGCAGATCGTATGTTAAGAACTTCACCTTGTACTTATGATTTAATATTATTTGATGATGGTGGTGATTCATGGGGTGCTTGCTGGTTAGGCGTTGAGCAAGGAGATTCTTTATGGCAATTTAAAATACTAGATAATGGTATTTATTCTGATACATTTGAATTAACTCTTAATTCTAATGATGAGGTTTATTTTTACTACTTTGAAATACCTACACCTCAACAGAATACACAACAACTAGATATACAAACAATACAAAATTCTTTTAAAGTAGAAAATAGTTATGGAACTATAATATATGAGGGTAATAATCCTTGGCCTGGTCCTAATGAAAATAAATTAAGAAATTATAGAAGCGCATTAGATATTTACGAAGCTCAACCTTATTGTGGTGTTGAATGTATACCTGTAGTTTTAGGCTGCATGGACACTCTAGCTTATAATTATAATGCTTTAGCAAATACTAATGATACTTGTTATTACAGTCCTGGTTGTACCAATCCAGGTTATCTACAATATTATACCCAAGGATATGTCGCTGGTATTGATGATGGAAGTTGTGTTGATATAGCTATATTTGGTTGCATGGATTCTACTGCGTTTAATTATGATACCACGGCTAATGTTGATAACGGTGGATGTATACCGGTTATATACGGGTGTATGCAGCCACTTGCTTATAATTACAACCCTAATGCTAATACAGTAGATACGTGTATAGCATTTTTGTATGGATGTACTGACCCGACAATGTTTAACTATAACCCGTTAGCTAATGCTGATGATGGTAGTTGTATACCTTACGTATTCGGCTGTACAGACTCAACGATGTTTAACTTTAATCCACTAGCAAATGCAGACAATAATTCTTGCGTGCCTTATATTTACGGGTGTACTGACCCTAGTATGCTTAACTATAACCCGGAAGCAAACACAGAAGATTTTAGCTGTATTGATTATATTTATGGTTGCATGGATAGCACTGCTCTTAACTATGATTCGTTGGCTAATACTGACAATGGTTCGTGTATTGAAGTTGTTTATGGGTGTATGGATAACGGCGCGTACAATTATGATATTACCGCAAACGTTAATGATTCAGCTTCCTGCTTATATGCAGCGAGTTGTATAACAGGACCTGGTAATCCTTATTGGTTAAACGATGAGTGTTACTCTTGGGTGCTAAGTGTAGATGATTACTGTTGTGAAAACGAGTGGGACACAATATGTCAAGCTACGTATAATCATTGTGCAGATGGTTGGACAGGACCACTATTAAAAAGAGGTAATAAAAAACTACTAATGATAACAGATCTATTAGGTAGACCTGCAATAATAAATAAAAATAAACTTTTATTCTACATATACGATGATGGTACTGTAGAAAAATTAATAAATAAATAATATGGGAACATTAACAGTAACTTTAACTTTAAATGATGTAAATACATTTAGTGATGTATTAAATTTTTCAGCATCAAAAGCTTTAACAACAGGTACTCCGTCACAAGGATTAACTAAACAAACAATAACAACAGCTGATAATCAAGAATTAGTAGACGATGGTGTTAGTGGTGTGTTTTATTTTTATGCAAAAAATAATGACTCAAGCAACTTCGTTATACTTCAAACTACAGCTAGTGAACAATATGCTAGGCTAAGTCCTGGTGAGTTTTGTTTCTTTCCTGTTAATGATGGTAATGGATTAGAAGCTAGAGCTGATACTGCTAGCATAGAGTTAGAGTACGCTTTTTTCAAAAAAGGATAAATTAATAACAATAATAAATAAATAAATTAACATGGCAACAACAACAGCAACAATAAGTATTTCTAGTGGAGACCTAATACCTGGAAGTAACTTATCTGTAAATGCAAGCTCAACACTTATGAAAGCAGGTTTAACTACAGGTTTAACTCAGCTTAGAACAGGTTATGAGTCAATAGCAACAGGAACTGAATTTAGATTAGGACCACTAGCAACAGAAACATCAGGCAGTGTTCATGATGTAGCTAGTTGGGTATATATATGTAATAAGGCTACTGATGATACTTATTACATAGACTGGGGTATACACGAAACAATGATAGGTAGATTATATGCGGGAGACTGGATGTTTATTCCTTGGAACGCATCTGATGATGATGCGGAAATAGAAATAGAAGCACAAAATGGAACTCAAACTATTGAGTACGCTTTTTTTGCTAGTGATCTTGTTTTACCAACAGCTGCTTCTTAATAATTAACAAATAAATAAATAAATAAATATGGCAACAATAAACGCAACGGTTAGTATAAATAGTGATATATCAAGTTATCCTGTTAATATTAATAGTTCAATGACCATGATGAAAGCTGGTTTATGTACTGGACTAGATGAAACTACAGGTTTAAGAACTAAAAAATTTACTAGTACAACAGACGCTGTAATAGTTGAACACGATGAACTTACAGATGATAAAGCACACAAAGTATATATTAGAAATACTAGTTCTAATAAAGAATATTTCTTTTATGTAGCTTATAATGCTAGTGCAGCTGCAGCTGGAACAGCAGAAGTTATAGGTAAATTATACGGAGGTGATTGGATGTTATTTCCTTACGATGGAAATGTTAACATTACTGTAGCTTCTAGTACAACAGAAACTCAAACTTTAGAGTACATAGTATTTGCTGACGGTATAGTAGCAGCTAAGGGATAAAATGATAAGCAAACATATTTCTTATAAAGAAGGTGTACACAGTATAACAGCTATACGTAAAGGTATAGATAACGAACCCAACGAAGAGCAGTTAGCGAATATGAAGCTTGTTGCCAACAACGTGTTCGAACCGCTTAGAGTATTTATAAATGGACCAATAAAAGTTAATAGCTTTTTTAGATCACCTGATTTAAATAAAGCTATTGGCGGGTCTACTAAATCACAACATTGTAAAGGTCAAGCTATTGATATAGACGATACATATGGTAAAGCTACAAACGCTGAAATGTATTGGTGGGTAAAAGAAAACTTAGACTTTGATCAAATGATATGGGAATTTGGTAATAATGATAATCCTGACTGGGTACACGTTAGTTATGTATCACCTGATAAAAATAGAAATAGATGCTTAAAAGCATATAAAGAAAATAATAAAACTAAATACAAAGTAATATGAGTTATAAAATGAAAGGATTTTCGGGATTTGGAAATTCACCAATGAAAAAACAATATAATTTTTCAAATTACAAACCTTATACTGGTAAAGGTACTTTTATGGAAGGTGTAACTAAAAAATATGTAGATAAGTTTAAAACTATTAAAGGAGCTGTTAGCGAAATATTACCTTTTGGTAAAGCAAAGAAAACAATTAAACTTGTTAAGGGTATTTATGATTCTACTAAAAAGAAAGTATAAAAAAAACAAATTAATACTATAATGGAAAAGCTTCTTTTATTTACTACAGGTGGTGCTACTGCTGACGCATCAAACGTGAACAGCAGTGAAATTGCTATGTATAATGTAAAAGACTTTAGAGGCGCAAAAGCTAAAAATGCTACAACTATATCTGTTTTTTTTGAAACATCTAATGGTAGAGAAATAATTGATTTAGGTATAACAAGCGGTAAGCACAATAGTATTTTAAGAGCTATAAGCAACGCTATAGTTAAATCTACACAATCAATAATAACTATAGCTGATATAGATAATAGTGAAAAGATTGATAGTAACATAACTTCTGTTAGTTTAGTAGCAAACGAAACTTTAGTACAGTCTTTAACTGGTAACTCAAGAACTCAAATAGATCCATTAGCTAGAAATTATAGTAAGCTTTTTATAGCAAATACTCATACAAGTGATGTTACATGTACTCTTGAGCTACATAATGGGTCAGCGTATACACATCTTTTTAATGCTATTAGTATTCCTGCTAATGTTTCTTTAATACTAGATAGAGACGAAATAGCATTTGATTTAAACACATACACTTTACATGCCACGTCTGGAAACGCTAGTGGTAAATTAACATTTACATTTATTTTATAATGAAGTTTCTAGGTCAATTTATACAAGACTTTATAGCTAGATTTCGTAACGACGTATACTTAGAAGATGTTGACTCTGGTACTATAGCTAGTGGTAGTAATTTAGGATTAGATTCAAATAATAAAATTGTAAAAGCTAGTATTGCAGCAGATGCAAACACTACGTATAGCGTTTCTTGTGTAGACGGAGATAATAGTGATGAAGAAAAAATTAGATTAACAGGTAGTGATTCATCTACAGATGATGTAGTTTTAGAAGCAGGAACAGGACTAAGTATAGCTAGATCAAGTGATAAAATAACATTTACTAATACAGTCTCTGATACTAATACAAATCAATTAACAACTTTTACGTTAACTGGTGATGGTGGTAGCAACCAAACTATAGCTCATGGTAATACCTTAGACATAGCTGGTGGTAACGCTATAACTACTGCGGTTGGAGCAACAGATACAGTTACTATTAATCATGATGACACATCGTCTCAAGCTAGTGTTAATAATTCTGGTAGAACATATATACAAGATATAACGCTAGATACTTACGGCCATGTTACAGGTTTAACATCGGCAACGGAAACTGTAACTGACACTAACACAATGGGAAGTGGATTTACAGTATCTGCAACTACTGATACTAATGCAACTACTATAACACAAGGTGATGATTTATTTTTTGCTGCTGGAACAGGTATTACTTGTGAAACTACAGCAGATGGAACAGTAACAATTACAAATACTGTTTCTGATACTAACACACAGTTAAGCGACGAACAGGTACAAGATATAGTAGGCGCTATGGTAAGTAGTAATACTGAAAGTGGTATTACAGTAGCTTATCAAGATGCAGATGGTACTTTAGATTTTACTGTTGGAACTCTTAATCAAGATACAACAGGAAGCGCAGCTACACTTACAACAGCAAGAAATATTGCAGGAGTTGCTTTTGATGGATCAGCTGATATATCTTTAAATAATAATGCTATAACTAATGGTGCTGGTTATACAACAAATACAGGTGATATAACTGGAGTTAGTATTACAACTGATAGTGGTGGTGGTAGTAAAGCTGAAGACACAGGAGGTAGTGCTGATTTTAGTATACTAGGTTCGAGTGGTGTTGGTGTAACAAATAGTGGTACTACAATAACAGCTGTTGCTGTTCCAGGAGAGATAGACCATGATTCTTTAAATAACTTTGTAGCGGCTGAGCATTATCGTTGGGACACAGATATAAGTGGTACAGCTACTATAAACGCCGCTAATATACCTACGTTAAATCAAGATACAACTGGAGAGGCTGGAACTGTAGCAACAATAGCTGGCTTAGCTCCAAACACAGCGACAACACAAGCTACTCAACCAAACATAACAACACTAGCTGGTTTAACCTCGCTTGGCGCGGCTGGAGCTACCACAGATATAGCGGCTGGAGATCTAACAATGTATAATGCTGTAAATAATGGTAATCCTACATTTAGCATAGGTTCTTCTGCTACAAACAGGCTTGTGATACAACCAGTTTACAATAGTGGAGGTCAAACTATTGACTATGCTGAATTTAATACATATACAACTTCAAGCACAAGTCATGACGGTAGATATTTATTTAAAGTTGACGAAGTAGAAATAGCAAGACTTCTTGATACCGGTGCTTTATTTCAAGGTTTAGTACAAACTACTGGCGACGGTGCAAGGGTAGTTTGTAAAGATACTGATACTAGTAGCGCTACTAACGGTGCTGAACTTGAGCTACGTACTGACGACGGCGCTGCTATGGCTAATGACCATAGATTAGGAATAATAAAGTTTACTGGAGCAGAGAACGCAAGTAACACGATAACTACTGGAGCTCAAATTGAAGCGTTTTGTGAAGCTGCTTGGTCGGCTAGTGAAAATGGAGCTAGATTAGTATTTAGTACTACTGATGGAAATGCAAGCACATCGACTGTATTAACACTTGATAGTGATAAGCTAGCAACTTTTACAGGCCCTATTGCTTGTACAACTAGAACTTTAGCTGTAACAAGCTCTACAGATGGAGATGCCAATGGAGATGTTGTTTATTTTGGTGGTACAACGTCTATGACTGTAGGTAAAATATATCATTATAAATCTGATGGTACTTGGGAAATAGCAAATGCAGATGCAGTATCAACAGCAGATGGCTTACTAGCCGTAGCTTTAGGAGCGGCATCAGATACAAACGGTATGTTATTAAGAGGTATGGTTACTTTAGATCACGATCCAGGTGCTATTGGAGATGTTTTATATGTTCAGTCTGATAATGCTGGAACACCTGGAAATGCTACAGCTACAGCACCATCTGCAAGTGGTGATTGCGTTCGTATTATAGGTTATCAAGTATCACATGCGTCTAACGGTAATGTTTGGTTTAATCCAGATAATACATTTGTTGAAGTAGCATAATGCCAACAGCAATAATAAGACCAACAAGTACAACAAGTCAAACAGGTTGGCCAAGCTCAAACATACATACTATTATAGGTGATAATGATGAAGGTACTGGTGTAACACAAAATAGCACAACTTGTAATTTTACAGGTGTATTAGCAGATTTAGATTCATCACTTGAAAGCGCAACAATTAATAGTTTTACTATATCTTTAACTGGTCAGGCAGGTAGAGCTGGGGCATCAACAGTACAAATGTCTTTAGTGCACGCTGAAGATGATGCTTTTGCAGAAGAAAATGAAAGTTTTACAGGTACATCATCTACACAAACAACTAGTGCTACAACAAAACAACAAGATGGTGAGAGCGCTTTAACGTGGGGGTATATAAATGATTGTAGTGTAAAAATAGAACCTAACAATCAGGGTATAACTGCATATGAATTATTTGTAACAGTAGACTATACAGCCGCGCCTAGTGGCTATGGAAACAATGTAAATGGTGTAGCACCTGCTAATATAGCAAAGATTGACGGCGTACAAACAGCTAATATAGAAAAAGTAATAGGCGTTTAAAATAAAACGATTATATAAAAAAAGGGAGCAATAAGCTCCCTTTTTCATTTAATAATATAAAACTAGAATTGTGCGTTCTTTTGATCTTGAACTTCAACTCTAACAGCTTGTGCTAACTGTTTAACAGCTTGCATAGCTTTTCTTACCCGCGTTCCTGCGGAATTATTTCCTTCAACAAATTTACTAACATCACTTTGACAATCGTTAATAGTGTCTTGCAAATCGTCGAATAAAGAATCTAATTTATTAAAACTCATAATTTAATTTTATTTAATTGTTTATATTTAATTTATTTTTTGCAGTCTTTTTTACAGTCCATAAAGAAGTACATAGCAAATACTAAAGCTACTAGGCCTACAAAACCTGCATTACCTAAAGCGTTTATCATCGCCATAAAATTACCTATAACATCCATACCGAATATTACATCTCCTGTTAATAGACTCCATAAAATTGTTACAGGTATTATGTGTATCATAATTGTTACTAATCCACCAAAAAATCCTGTAAAATAATTCATTACTTTTTCCATTTTGTTTTTGTTTTAATTAATACTAGTTTAAAATTTGTAAGATACTCCTAATTTAAGTTCACCTTCTCTTTTACCATCAGCGTCTTTGCTGAGTGGCATAGTAAAGTAAGGCTCAACATAAAGAGCTTTCCACAAACAATAAGAATAACCTAGACCTACATCTAACCTATCTTTTGTTTCAGCTACTGAGTCTTCATAACTATTATATATACACGTAGCCCAAACACCTTCGTATACATCATAACGTCCTAATAACTCATAAGCATCGTCACCATCTTTAGTTGCAGCTATTAATAGTTTATCGTTTACTTGGTAACCGATACCTATTTTATCTGTAACATTCCATGTTGAATCAACTCCTTCGTTAAAGGTAGTTAATACAGAAAACTGAGCTGAAGCAATAGTAGTAATCAAAGCTAAAGCCATTGTTAAAAATAATTTGTTCATAATAATTGTTTTAGTTATAAGCTTGTTATTTCGCAAGATCCACCGGCACAAGCTAATTCACCAGATAGATCAGTTTCGTCAGTTTCTTCAATTACATTTTCTAAATTTATATCTTGTAAATGCTTAACTAACTTATCAAACTCTTTTTTAGTTATATCTTCAAAAGGAGCTTGAGTATACGTACCACCGTCGTAAGGTAGTACAGATAAACCATTATAACACTCTCTGTTATCCCACATCCATTCACCAGCTTTTTTCCAATCACCTTCTTTTAGACTAATTGTTGCAGACACATTGTGGGTGTTTGATCCTTTACGGTGACCAGGTTTAACCCATTCGGTAGCAACTTTTTTAACTCGTTTGAGTAAGTCAAAAGCAGACTCAGTTCTTAATATAGAACCTTTTGGTGCTGACTGTGGTATTTCAATAACAGCAGTGTCGTGTGGTCTAAAATATTCATCTTGTACAAGCTCAGGATGATTTTGTTTTAAATAATTATATATAGATTCATTTTTACCTACTCTTAATCTTCTTATATAATAATTGTTGTGCCAAGCATGTATACCTGATGACGTACCCAGCACTAGCGACGTAGTCCCTGCTGGCTTGATGCAGGTTGTACGCGCCGCTTTGTTTATACCTATTAATTTTGAAACCCGGGTGTTTTCTCGTTTTACGATACTTGCAGCGGCCTTCATATCCAGCTGGAGCACAACGGCACTCCCGATCCCTGTCATGGACACACCTATAAGCGCGTCGCGTTCTGTTGTTTCTTGCCATATTTCTCTTAGATAGTGGAATTCCGTATAACCTGCTTGAAGCGTGCCAATAAAGGCCGCAGCTTTCACCCGACTATTCAAATCCTCTTGGCTTGTGACGTCACTTACATTAACTTCGCACAAGTTACAGAACTGATAAGGTCGCAAGGCAATCTCACAACACGGATTAGTTCCCCAATCTTTGTCATGGTTAAAGTAGATACCAGGTTCACCAGCTCCGGATAATTCAATACGTTTCCACAGATCTAAGAAAAATTCCTTTGTTATTTTATGTCTCATTAAAACAGCAGAGTTATTAGCTCTACCTCTTTGTGGGTTTTTCTCCCACCAACTTCCTGATTTACAGGAAATCATTTCTTCATCGTACGCTGAAAATAATGATATGAGGGCGGCACGTCGTATTCCGCCAGCCAATACAGCATCTGCAATATGACAGACGATGTCGTGAACTTCCAACGTGGACAATTGTGTTCCATCTTCTTTTGCATCTAATATTCCTTTAATTTTTAGTAAACACTCTTTTAGTGGTTGTGGTCCTGGAGCTTTTCCACCAGAGGTTACGAGTCTAGCTCCCTTTGGTCTAATATCAGAATAATCAAACTTGACCTTAGACGATCTCTTAGAGCCCAAATAAGACTTAATTAAAACTTTTATTGAATCAGACCAACCTTCAATTGAATCACCAATAACAAATCGTCTAGTTCTACCTTGAAATGGTTTTGTTATATGTGGAAGAGAGGTAGTATGATGTTTTTGAACACTATAACCAACACCGCAGCCAGATAACAAAAGGAACATACACTCACTAAAACTATCAGTGTGGTCGATAGGTAAGTAGCTACAGTTGTATAAACGGTTTGGACTAATTTCAATTGGCTTTCCGCTGAACTGTAGCGATCGCATACTTGGTAAAACTTTTTTCTTATAGACATATCTGTAGGTTTCTTCAATTTGGTTGTATAATTCTGGGTATCTTTTTTGGTGCATTTCTTTATTCCGAGTGACCAACTCTTCCCATGTTTCTCTTCTATTAAGCTCAGGTATATATTTAGCATATTTCATATGAACTGTAATATCAGACAGTATTTTATTGTTTAAATCTATCATTAATTTAATTTTTATATATTGTTAAGCAAATGTCTATGAATATTAAATATAAAACGTGATTTGTTCTATATTCTTCGGCATAAGATCTTACGCCTAATAGTAAGCCAGGAAAGAATCCAAGGCTTAAATTCCAATCATTTTTCATTTTTAGATTTTTTGATTATTAATTTAATTACCTCGTCACATTCCTTCTGGTTTTGTGGTTTATATAAAGTTACATGTTTCATGTTGATATTTACATATTTTTTAAATAATTTCCAACGCATTGGAAAAGATTCGTTAGCTCTACCTTTACATTCAATTATAAATGAACTACTTATAAAATCAGGAGTATATCTAATTGGTAGTATTTTTTTACAACCTCTATTAACTAACTCACCTTTACCGTTGCTTTGTCTTTCATAACTCTCGTTGTTAAACGTAAAACCTTCTTGTATTGTATATGTTTGACCTTCGTATTTAGCTTTTATTTTAGCTTTTTTTAAAGCTACATACATATACTTCTCTAAACCAGAAGCAAATTTGATCCCGTCGTATGTGACTTTTTTTGCTCTAACGGGACCACGCTTTTTCTTATAACTGCGCGCCATTGTACTCAGTTAATTCTTCACGTGCAGCTTGTATATATAATATAGCATCCATAAGCTCTTCTTGTATATCGTTTAGATAACCTAATAAATCTTTATGTTTATTTCTACGTTCGTCATCTAATGTTCTGCCATATTTATCATAACCTACGTTAGACCTATTAACAAACTTATCAACTACGTTTTTAACTACTGGATCGCGAAAGCCGTATGACTCTCTTACAGCGATACCATCTTGTGCATCATATATTTCTCTACTTGACATATTAATCTTTTTTAAATGTTCCGTTACTCATTTTACCTGTTCTGTTTTTTATCTCGTCGTACGCAGCATCAATACACTCTTCAATATTAGTACCTGAAAGACGAGCTAGATTAGTTAATACAACAACACAATCACCAATACCATCAATAATTTGTTCTCTATCATCTTTTAACACAGCTCTACATATTTCACCAGCTTCTTCCATTAACTTTAATGTTTGTGTTTTAGGATCGCCTTTATCATATAAGCCTCTTTCAAGAGCCCATAATCTTATTTTATCAAATCTAGACACAACTCTACCGTTTTGATTTTCAGGTGATAAACCACCAGTTATTGTTTTATTGTTGTATGGATCGTTATTATCAAAGTATCTAGCAAATGCTTTGTTATATATATAACATCTTTTTGGATTATACATAGACTCTTTAACATTATCTATAATCCATTTTATAGACTCTTTTGTTATTATACAAGAACCAAACTCAGTATTCCAAGTCATACCTGTACAGTCCATTAACCTTCCTTTTAACTTGTTAACAGGGCAAGGGAAGGTTGTTGTTTGCTCTGTAACATTTATATTCATTTTCATATTATTAAATTTAAGTTTATTATAAGGTACTTCATCTACCTTATAGCCGTAGTTTCTTTGCATTATCTGCTCACCTAAAGATATAAAGTCTATATCATCAGATGTTTCTATTATTTCGTATTCACCAGGATAATAACCTTGTTGTTTGTGAACACGTTCTTCAAGATTAGTTGTTACACCAACCTTTTTGCCTGGTATGTGATATAAGTAGTATGTCATAGTAAATTTAGTTTATCGTTATATATATGTAAGTTATGTGCAAAATGATAATACATACCAACATCCATATTTATTTCTTTAGCTACAAGTTCTTGTAACTTAGAAAAACAATATTGATCGTTGCAAAAGCCGTACCATAAATCATTACTACGCATAACAACACTCATATGTAATCTATTATCTACAATTGTAAACTGCACAGCATATGTACAAGGCGTATCATATGAGTAGCTATCAAACTCTTTAGCATCATATATTGATATAGCAGCTTGCCTAGTATATTTATCATGCTTTAGTAAGTTAATAACTTTATCTAATTGATCATTACGTTGCCATTGCCAACCATAATTAGAGTTTACGTTACCATTTTTATCAGCCATACGTTTCCATATTTCAGGTATTTTACCATATATTTTACCTAGTTTTTTTATATTACGATCACCAGATAAATACCATTGCCATTCAGCCTCAGCATACTCTTTACTCCATTTACGTTCTTTAATTACTATATCATTTTTCATTGGTTTATGTATTGAAAATCCTACATTAAATAAAGTTTTAGTATCTCTGAAGTCTGTACCATATTTACTTATGTATTTATAAAAATACTCAAAAGCTTCATTAGCGGTATAAAAATCATTTTTTATGTTTGTCATAATAGTATTTGTAATATTCATATATTTTTTTAAACACTTCTTCATCTTCGTACTTGGTAGGATCTCTATGCACGTTTTTATTTATCTTAATATCTATAAACCAATTAATACCTTTTTCTTTCCAGTTTGGTATACAGCTTATAAATATATTATTTGATAAACACCAACCAACAGCTTTCATTTCTTCTGGTGTCCATGTTCTAGCTGTAGGTTGTTTACCTGTACGTTTCTTCTGCCAAACCATTTATTCCCAAGGCATTGGCTCTGCTTCGTCAACTGCAGATTCGTGTGGTATAAAACTACCAGAACGTGGCTCCCATGTAAAATGTGATTCAGCACCGTTTTCACCTAGATTTTGAAACTTAACTTTAAGTACTTTAACTTTAGTTGTTTTTGCTTCGTAATCTCTGTGTACCAATAACCCATGGTAACTAGCATCATACCATTCACCACCACCTTTTATATTGTACATTGTAGGCTCTTCAATTTTACCATCTTGTGTTTTATACATTTTAGTAGGGTGAGCTACAATAAAAGTTAATACATCATACTTTTTACAAAAAGCTTCGATCTTAGCTAGATAATCCATTGTGTAACGGTTTACATCATCTGACTTAGCATCGACGTCTCTGATCTTATTAAATGGGTCAAGAACTAAACATTTAATACCTTTACGTTTAACAAGCTCTGCGCCTTTACGCAGTACAGACTCTAAACTATATTTGTCCATATCAATAAAGAAATAATTGTCGTTTACATGGTTAGTTACGTTTTGCCATTTATCATTGCCAATATCATCAGTTCTTGGCATATCTTGCCAATGTTTACGCATTAATTTGTGCGCGTGTAAGTAGACCGGTTGATTTTCAGGGCTAGCATACGCAGTTTTCCAACCGTATAGATTATTGTAACCAACAACCATTTGATCAACGAAGTCAGACTTACCGCTAGAAGGAATACCAGTAACAGTAATGAACTGACCAGTGTAAGTTGAAAATATTTTATCGAAGTTTTTAAGTCCAATTTGATAACCGGGCTTAAAACCATTTTTAACAAAGTCTCTGAGTTCATCTTCTACATCTTTTAAGGTTGATACATTTTCTAATGGTACAGGTCGCGCATTGTGTAT